CTTCCGATGAGCAGGTCACCCGAAGACTGGATTTGTCCAATTGTTTGAGATGCGGCTTGGTTTGCCTCTTCCAAATCTGTTGCTGTTACAACGGGTACTACTGGCTCGCCAGCACCATGTGCTGATGCGATTGTGTTGTCCGCACCACGCTGAATATTGGAAAAAGTGACTACAGAAGAAGTAAAGGTGTACGTCCCGGCAGGAACGTAGACCTTTTCTTCGTTTGACCCGCCTAAGCCGATGTCAAGGAAAAATCCTCCACCGACGCCTAAGCCAGACCAGCCAGAACTAGAAAGGGTTTGACCGCTGACAAGCGTGACATTACCACTTGAATCAACACTAACGATTGCAACCTGAATCGATGTCGCTGATTGGTTAATCGCAGAGTAGAGACCGGCGAACTTCGCACCGCCTACATATGAATTCTGCGAAAATGGGGTTCTGGACACGACTTCACCTGTGACCGGGGTGGGTGGGCTAGGGCTCCCCAGTATGAAGAAATCTTACACCAGCATTTTTGCTAAATGCCTAGCAGACCGCCGTACCTTTCGCCATTTTTGATGGCAATAAGGTTTGCACAGACATACGGTATTTGGTTTTCCTCGTGCCAAGGTGACGGGAAGAAAGTCATGAAACGGCTCTTCTGGAAGTCGGTCTTGATTTCCGGGACATACTTTCTGTAGTTTTCGTCAATCCAATACCAGAAAGAATTTTCATTGTAAAAAGCGCAGTGGGTCGGGTCTTGAAAAGCGCCACGCCCGTCGGTGCTTGGAGTAAGGCTAAGAATCATCCCGCCAGGTGCTAGAACCCTGTACATCTCGTTCCATAAGCGAATCTTGTCCGGGATATGCTCAAGGAAATCACACGCACGGATAACCCCGACAGAGTCGTCTTCCATGTCGCCCAAAACGTTGAAGATGTCACCAACGATGTCAGCGGGCTCATGAAGGTCGACTGTTTTAAACCCTTTCGCTGGGTTGTGGGCACCGCCAAGGTCAAGTGCTAAAAACCCATTGTCATTGGACCACTTGACCATCATGTCCATGATGTTTTTATCGTAAATAGATACCGTCAGGCGTTGAATTTCATCGTTCAATTCTTGTTGTGCCTGGCTTTGCTGTCCATGGAGTCTTTGTAAATATAGGTTTTTTTGGATGTGATAGAACTTGGTTTTCTTGTAAAACCGAACCATCAAGTCTGCGTCATCGCAGATTCTTAGGGTTTTGTTGTACCCGCCAATTTCGTCATACGCAGAAGCACGAAAGGCACGGAGGTGATTCGGCGCATACCAAATATATGCAACGTGGTGCGGGTGAGGCGACTTCCCCTCGCACACGTGATAGCCGTTTTCGTCATCGTGATAAGTCCAGCCATAGGCGGTATTGAACTCACGCTTACTTGGGTTACCTTGCTCGTCAATTTCTGCGAAGTCGGAATACACGAACCCTATTTCGGGGTCAGAGTCAAATGCTGACTGAACTTCTTCTAAAGCAGTTGGCATGAGAATGTCGTCATGGTCAAATTCTAAAAGAATGTCGCCCTCACAAAGAGAGACTGCTTCATTCTTTAGCGCCCCAATTACAGGCTCAGTGTCACTGAAAAAAACCCGAACCCTGCTGTCCGACTTATCGTACCACTCAACGTCTTCCTCGCCAACGCCACCGTTTAGGAGAACAATCCACTCCCAGTCTGTGTGGGTTTGTGAGGCGAGGCTTTTGTAGCATTCGCTAAGCCATTGCGTATTGTGGCTAGGAGTAAAAACTGAAATCATTTCCCAAGACTACTGGTTGTGCTGATTCAAAAACAAGTCTTCCGTGACGGCTATTTTGCCGAGGTGCCTTGAAGACGCCCCCGTGTGAAGTGCTATCGGAAACCCCGATTTTGTCGCTTGGTTGAAAAAATTGTTGTCCTCGCTCAACTCCACGCCAGATTTTGCATCAAGCCCATTCCAAAACCAAGGGGAAATCATGCCCGGGTTATCGTCACGTATTTTTTCAAATACTTTTCGGTGTATCAGTACATAGCCACAGCCAACGCTAGAAAGACCCCTGACAATAGAGTTTTCAGGGTAAGACTCAAGCCACCCCTCCGGCGTCATTGCTCCGACTTTGTACTTCACCGCTTCTTCCGGGAAATAAAAAAAGTATTTTCCGGAAAGAATCGGGGTCGTCTCATCGTCGGCGCCTTCTATAAGGACGTCAAAATCCGTTGTGGTGATAATCACGTCTGTGTCTAGCATCAAAAGCCAGTCGCAATCGGTCCCCAGAAACTGTTCGACCAAATGATGTCTATTCATTGAAATATAAGAGCCCTTTGACGATAGGGGCGTTTGCATAATTATGTCGGACCGGTGGTGAAGTATCTCGATAATGCTTATAGCAAAATCATTGTAGATTGAGCCACTGGTAATCCAACCAATAGCCACTTTCTCGCCTTTACGCACCTGGCTTCTCCGCCTTGGAAATAATGTAATCGCCCAAAACAAGAACATCTATTTCGCTTTTCATAAATGACCTAATTGCATCTTCGGGCAAGTGCACGATTGGCTCGCCAGAAAGGTTGAAAGATGTATTCACCAACATCGGGGTGCCTGTTTTCAACGCAAATTCTTCTATCAATTTGTAGTACCTAGGATTCGTTGTGTATTCAACGAACTGAGGTCTGGCGGAACCGTCAACGTGCACAATTGCTGGGACCTCATCCCGCATTTCTTTTTTTACTTTGAATGCGCCAACCATGAATTTTGCCAAGTGCGATTCCGTAATATCAAAAAACTCACCGGCTCGCTCCTTCAAGATGCTGGGGGCGAGGGGGCGCCATGCTTCCCTACCCTTTACTTCATTTAGGCGTTTCCAATTCTCTTTTTTGCGTGGGTCCATCAAGAGGCTTCTGGCGCCTAGGGCACGTGCACCAATCTCCGCCCGCCCCTGGTACCAACCCACAATTCGCCCATGCATCAAGTGCTGAACTGTTTCCTCCAGCAGTTCGCTTTCATTGAGTTTTCTGAAATTCAATCCGGAGCGCTTTACTGCGTACTTAATTTCTTCCCTAGATGGCTTATATCCGTAATAGGCGTGCTGAAGCGCCTCATTGTTTCGTGCGTGGGTCAAGCGCTCGACGTAAAGAGCCGAACCCAGCGACACTCCGGTGTCATGGGGAACGGGTGGCACGAAAACTTCTTTGCCTGCCGAGGCGACAAGACCATTGAAAGTACAGTTCTGTCCACACCCACCGGCAATAACCAAATTGTCTATCCCGGTCTCTTCTTTTAAAACTCCAACGAGATGGAGCATTATCTTCTCAAAGTGGTGCTGAACCGTTGCGGCGAAATCGGAGAAGCCCAGTGTTAGCAGTGTTTTTTCTTCTGCTGTCAGCGGGTACTTGATAGGTACGGAGAAGACGTTGGGTTTTTTCCAGTTATAGAAAAGGTCTTCGTTTGTCCAATTGGGCGGAAGATAAAATTCGTATCCAGAATCAGTAAGTCCGTAAAATTTCTGCACCTCGTAAACCTGACCGTATGGGGCAAGACCCATAAGTTTGCCCGGGCTTTGGGCGTCAAATCCACTTTCACTAGCGGCACGATTGTACAAATGACCCAATGAGTGCTTGAAACTTCGTATTAAGTTTATTTCTCTACCGCTACCCCAAAACAAGGAAGTCGCTTCACTTTCCCCCCAGCCATCTGCGACGAGAATTGCAGATTCTTCATAACCACTAATGAAGAAACCGCTTGAGGCGTGGCTTAGGTGATGGGGCACAAAGTGGACTGGTGGCATTTTTTTTCTTGGGAAAAGCGAAGTAGGGAAAAGCGCTTCGCAATACAAACTCTGGTCAAAACGCTCATCGTCTAAATGTACTGTCATCCCGTAGTGAAGCCTCTTTGGGGAACCAAGGTGCGTTGACGTCCAGCCAAGTTGCACTATGGACCAGCCGATTGCAATTGCGTCTATATCATCGAGTGTCAATCCCGCCTGCCGGAGAGCGTTACCGACCGCAAGGTGCGTTGGGACAACCCTGTATTGATTTTCATCCGGATGGATATCGTACGAAACTATCGTCCCAAAGCGCTCACGTGAAATGCGGTCCGTTTCGGCAAACGAAATAATTTCACCGTTTTTTACTACACACGCAGAGCCTTCATGCTCGCCGGGGTTTATGCCCAAAACGTACATGGTCTAATTGCTGAGAATCCAGGTTGGTGAAACTTGGAGCGTGTCTGTGTTTTGCAATGAGGGTAGTGTCGCCTCGGAAAAGTTGCTGAAATAGTAAATCATTCCAGACGTACCGCTAGGGGCATCAGTTACAAAGTAACCACCCGCATACGACCATGAGCCGGTTGCGGAAAAGGTAACGGGAGAGCCCACTGATTGGACGCCAGGCACCGGAGCGCCCGCCTCTACAGAGGCGCCGGACTGCTGATTGTTAAACAGTGCAGACGAAAGCGTAACGTTGTTGCCAGCGATATCGACAATGGTATTTACTGGTTCACTTCCAACGATTATCAACATACCGACTGCAAGACCCGACACAGATTGCAGTGCCACGGTTGTGCTTCCACTTGATGCGGTGGCACTCAGGGAAGTAACAAGCGTTGGGGAATTTGAGTCGTACGCATTGGTCGCACTTGGGGTCGCAAATGTAACTTGCTGTCTTTGGTATCCCGAGCCAGAAACTTCGGAAATAGATGCGAGCGTTGCAGTTGCGCCAGGGGTATCGGTTGCAGAGGTACCGGTAAAAAGACCGACGTAATATGTCGTCGTACTAGAAGTGGGGGTGCCACCAATCGACAATTGGTTGAAAACTTTTGTCAAAAATGCGTTGGTGAATGTCTGCGCCATGGGTATCTCCGATTGTTACCAATCTATTTTGCCACGCTAACGAGAGTTTCGGGGGTCGTAGCAATCTTCAGCCGGGTAGTCACTTTCATACTTGGCGCAAAAGTTTTCCCATTCTTTTTGGAGTTGCCAAAGAAAGGCAAAATAAGGCTTTTCTGTTTTCGCCCTAGTAAGGACATCAATATCCCTAATCACCATGCTCATTCCTCTCAATAATCAGGAGTTGGTGTAACTCATGAGACATATTGCGGATTGTTCTAACTTCCTCTTTGATTTCCCGGATTATTTCCCCGCTTGATTTGGAAATAGTCAGGTGGGAAAGGGCTTGCTCTGCTGAAATGGCATCCGCTCGCTTTGCGGCAATAAGCAGGATTGCGCCTTGCAGACCGGCAAGCGTCGAAAGCAAGAGGTTCAACAAAATGTAGGGATAGGGGTCGAACGCCTTGTGGTGAAACCACTCGCCTAGGGCATAGGAGTTAGTGAACGCCCAAATTATCATCGCAACCGTAAAAGAGAAAACAAAACCCCAAGAACCCATCTTGTTGCGAACCCAGTCCGCCGAGCGCTCACCGAGGCTTAGTTCTGCACCAGTTCTAACGCCAGGAAGGAGTTCCCATGGGGAGTTTCCCCAGACCCCATCGGTCCCGTCATTCCAAATCTCGCTACCGCTTGCCATTATTGCGCCATCATTTCTGCACGGGTGACAATATGCAATCCCTTTAGTTCTTCAAGAAGTTCAGGGCGGTGCTGGTGGTACGCATAAATAGGCATACCAAGTGTTAGCGCTAAAAAGACTTCTCCACGAACTTTTTCCGACTTTGCCCAGCCGGGGAATACAATGACGCCGTCACAGGTAAATAATTTGCTCAGCGCCTGCTGTGGTGAACTTTCCAAAAGTAAGCCCGAAACCACATCGATTTCTTTCCAGTTCAAGCGCTTTTGTGCATCTTCGTGGGTGGCTACGTCGCCATCGAAAGCGCCTGATAAGTAATAAATCATATGATTTGTAGGTCTCCCCAGCCACGGGCGCCGTAATCAAGACCAACGCCGAGCGTCAGCATACCTGCCGGGGAGTTTGCACCGGTTTGGGAGGTAAACCATTTTGAGCCTCCATCCATCGCCGGGCATTGGAAAATCTGGCGCCCCGTTGCTTCAGAGGCAAGATAGTGGTGATAGTGACCGGAGAACATGATGGCGCACTGTGAGGCGGGGGTCCGCCCAAGAGCCTGACCCTTCAACCAGTTCTCAATCTTTCCTACCCCACCAGACGAGTTCTTGCCAAACTGGTGACCATGCGCCAGCGTGCAAGGGACGCCCGCTATTTCGGCGGTTATAGTCAAATCTTCTTGTATGAACCCATCAAACTGTGGCATTGATACATTCTTGTATCGCTTTTGGTTCTTCAAGTACATTCGATACGTCGTGCTAAAAACGTCCAAATCGTCGTTATCTAGCCAATCGGTAAAACTTTTCCCAGATGCGTTTCTATTTTCCCCATGGTTTCCCGGGACAGCGAGCAAAACAACCTGCAATTCAGGAAAGTTGTCCACAACCAACTCGACAAACCGGTCAATAAGAACAATCGCTAAGTCTTTCTGCTCACGGCGTGTGAGTTGGACTGTAAATGCCTGCATCGCATAGTGTCCCGAGCAATTTTCTACTAAATCGCCCATTCCGCAGATATAAACGTAACTCGGAGCCCTGCCGACAGCGATTAGTTCACGGATTCGCTCGATAGCGATATCTTGAGCCAATTGGATTCGCTCAATAGTCGCCTCGACACCGCCCCCTTCTGACTTGCCTAGTTGCCAGTCAGAAAAAAGTGCAACGAAAGCACGGTTGCCAGTTTCATGCTTTTTTAGTCGCCCAAGCGACTTGCGCTTCATAACAGAGTCAATCAACTTCTCTACGTTGACGCTCTCGACGTTATCTGGCTCTGTACGGCGCCTAATCTGGGCACGGTAATACTTGAGCCTCTTTACCTCACCCTCGCCCGCATTCGTGTCCCATGCACGAATGTGCACTGAGCCATCAACGATTTCGACGGCATCTGGTGAAAGTCCCCAGTCAGCAATAATCTCCGACCAGATAGCGGGGTCGGTTGCGTCTTCTGGCGTCAGTTTGATTTGGCTATCAATGAAGCCACTGCCCTTGTTGCCATCCCAGCGGATTTCGGGCTCGAAACCCTTTGGGACCTTTGGTAAAAAGCGCTTCGGCAACGAGCGCTCTGCGTCTTTCAGGCTCATTTCATAACCCCACGATGCTTTGTTGATGGAGGACAAGCGCAAGAACCCATGAGGTGATAACGGATGGTCTTGTCTCCGATAGAGTGACCGTCTGCAACAAGGATGCGACAAATAGTTCCCGGCGGGAGACCTTCTTCGATGAAGGAATCAAAAACAGCCTGGTCCTCTTCGTTGAGAGATTGATAGACAATGAATGCCCGACAATTCACGTCCTTGCTCAAACGCTTTTGAGCATCTTTAAGTGACATGAAGAAAGAATACCCCTGTATGTGGGGCTACGCAAGAACTAATTCTTGGCGTTTTTGGCGCCACGAGCGGGCTTGGCAGGTGCTGTTTCAGCGACTGCTGGTGCGCTCTCTGCTGGAGCGGTTTCTGTCGCATCCTTTACAGGTGCCGACTCAGTTTTTGTAGCAGGTGCAGGCGTAGGCGTTTCTACTACCTTGATTTTTCCAAGAGTCTCCATGATAAGGAGGAAGTCATCTTGGAAGATGTCAGGTACTACCTGCCCCGCCGTCAATGATGCGCTGGGTCCCTTTGTTTCGAAAGGTTCTACAACTATGTATTGACGACGGGGCGAGGTAGCCATGATTAGATGATGCTCGACCAGAAGTAGCCGAGGTCAGCGGCAACGACCTTGTTGTCGAAGGCGACTTCGCCCTCAACACGGTCAGCCTTCAACTCTTCCATGCGGAAGCGAGAAACGCCGACGGTCGTGCCCAAACCACCCGAAACGCCGGTCCACATGAAGGTGTAACCAGCCGAAGGAGTCATGAGACCCGGGTTCGGAGCGGTGTAGCAAAGCAGGGCGTTGTTGCCAACGGTGAAGTTGTAAGACTGCGAGTTCGAGCCTTCCTTACCGCTGTTGACAACAGCCTTGGCAACGAGAACACGGTCAACGCCGAAGAGTTGAGCCAAGAGGTCCTCGGTGACAATGGCACCGGCTTGGGTGTACTTGTAGCGGTCCACCAAGAGCGGGTGGTTCTTCAACGTCTGGAATACGGCGTAGCCGAGAACGAGCGTGTTCGGCTCGTAACCAGTGGTCTGAAGAACGGTCGCCTTAGCCAACTCTACGTCCGTGATGGGGTTCGAGTTGTACGTAGTCGACTCAACGTAGTCGCTCCACTTGTAGGTGGTGCTACCAGCCGAGTACGAGGTCGAACCGGTGACGTTGTTGTTCCAAACGCCTGACTGGAAGTAGTCAGTCGCCCACTGGACTTCACGACGAAGCAGAAGACGCTGGGTAACGAACTGAGTCGCTTCCATGTCGGGGTTCAGCGGGTTGTCGCTGTTGGCACGGGTCTGGTCGCCAATGTCCTTGTGGAAGGCGAAGACGTCCGCTTGGTAGTTGTCAGTCGACAGACCGTAGCCGGAACCAGCAGAAGCGGTGCCATCGGCACGGCGCTGAGCCTCGTCACGGAACCAGTCGTCCTTCGTGTACTTGAAGTACAGGTTGGACTTCTTGTCAACCGGGATAACGGGGAACACCTTGTCAGCAATGAAGTTGTTGGTGTTCTGGATGTAGGCAACCGAGATGTTGGTCAAGATTGCATCGATGTGAACGTTGTTAACGTTGGGCTGTGGCATTTTTGGTTATTCCTTTCTATGCCTTACGCCGCACGGGCGCTGTTGTGACAAGCGACGGCAATGGTGATGATGTCACCAGCGACGCCCGCAGTCAAAGCGGTCCCGAGGATGTATTGAGTGGTAGCAGTGCCGGGGACAATCGCAACGGCGGTGCCAGTTGCGCTCGTACCAATAACCGAACCAACCGAAATGGTTCCGCCAGCGACAACCTTCGTCACACCAGAAACGGTGACTTCAGCCTCCGAAACGCCTTCGAGGGCGCTTGAGGCGTTGAACCAAGCCTTGGGCTGGTTCTGAAGGATGCCCAAAGGACGGTCAGTGATGGCGGTGACTGCAGTAGCAACCGAGCCGGACTCGTTGGCACCCGTGATGCTTGCCGAAGCAATCTTCACGAAGGTGTACTGGGTCTGGAGGGCAACCGACGTGCTGGTACCGGACGCCGCAGAAGCGTCGGCAACCATCGTCACCTTAATTGCGTATGGATTCTGTTCAAAAGCCATGGTTATCGAGCCTTCTCGCTAAGGTAAGCGGTGTAGAGGTCCGGGTTCGACTGAGCGACCGACATCAGAGCCGACTCAAAAGAGGGCGACGTGCCGTTGGCTACAGAAGCCTTGGCAAGCGATTCCATCTTGGAGAAAGCGTCGTCAGCGGAAACCGTGGCGTCCGTACCGATTTCAGTGAACACGGTGTTTGCCTCAAGTTGGGCGTTAGCCGAGTCCAAAGCCTTTACGACCTCGGTAGCCAAAGCGTTGTCAACTTCGGAAAGTTGACGAAGGCTAGGACCAACGATGGTCGGGTCAATGTTCAAGTGCGACCACTGCGAAGCCTTCAGAACTGAAGCCTCATCTGCACGAGCGTTACGCTCGGCAATGAGGGCTTGCTCTGAAGCCTGCGCCTTACGAAGAGCCGATTCAGCCGTAGCCTTGCTCTCGTCAAGCATCTTCTTGACAACAGCGGGCATAGCCTTCAAAATCTCGTCCTCGGTAGCGGTCTCTGGGATGACGACAACTTCAGTTGCGTCGAGAGCCGTGTCAGGCATGGAAATTCCTTCCGTCTTGGAAACCTCTGAGACGGGTGCCTCAGAGGGGTCGCCCTCACCAGTTTGGTCAGGGCGGATTGCGTCAAGTACGGCAGTTACATCGGAGGCGGAGGCAGACTTCATAACTACCCATCCATCGTGAAGGTGTGCAGGGCGGTCTACGCCACTGGTCTCCTTGATGTTGAGTCGCACTAACTTTCGTGCCACGCAATCTCCTTGCGACTTATTCTGTCAGGTGAAAACCCGAACAGACTTGACAGAACAAATCGTAGAGTGCTTTTTCAAAAAAGCAAGTGTTGAATCAGAATGGAAAGTCTTCTTCCCGGTTCCACGCCGGGCAAATGTTTTTGAACGAGCACCACCCGTTGCAAAGATTGTTTGGTGTGGCTGGGAAATACTGGTCAGCCCACCATCCTTCAATCTTTGCCCACGCCTGTCGGACACGCTGTTCGGCGTATGCGACATCATCATCGGTCACCCGAATCTCAATGGTTTTCCCAAACTGGACGTAGTAAAGACGTATCGTTTTGGGGCGCTCTCCAAGGACTTCCTGGCATAAATAGGCGTAGATTTTTGCAGGCAAGAGTGCTGAATCTTTGTACCGACCCGACGGCACCTTCCCCGTCTTGTAGTCCGCAATAACAAGCGAGCCGTCAGGGTCACGGTCGAGGCGGTCAAGAATTCCCCTCAATCCAAATCCGCCCATATCAAGGTCATACCTGACTTCGATGCCCTCGGAGACAATGGACATGGGGTCTTCCATCAAAAAATAATTGCGGATGTACTTCGATACGTCTGCTAAAAACTCCTGGACCCCACGACCATCGAGACCCATCTCTTGGGCGATTTCTTCGCTCAAAGATACGGGGACAATCTCACGCATAATCTCTAAAGCAAGTTCCGGGGAACGCTGAGTTGGGTCGTCCATCGTGCGGAGGAACGCCTTCTCCATTACTTCATGGAAGAAAGTCCCACGGTAAGTAGCCATCTTCTTGCTCTCGTGCAACTTCTCAATAGAAACATATTGGTACTGCTTGGGGCAGGTTTCTATTTGGTTGACACGACTAGGAGAAATGCCTGTTGGCTTGATGCCTATGTTTACCGGGGTTGAGTTCATCTAACCACCATAACACGGTGGTGTGACAAAGTGGTGGAACTAAAGGGTCGCAGGCGGATTGAATTCCGCCTGCTTTTGGAACTCTTTATTAATCTTCTTTGCCAACTTCTTTGCGGACTTTACGTCCGAGGTGAAAATGGAGAAGTCATACATTGGGGTAATTATTCCGCCCAAATTTTCACGGCGAATAATACGCAACTCCGACGGACCATGCGGGTTTTCCCAGATGGTGTAGCGGTACGGCGTGGCGTCGACCGTGAATTGATTGAAATCTTCGTTGCGCCAGTCGAGTTTTGCCATTAGTTCTCCGATGAGTTGCCAGATACGTTTTCTTCAGCGTACTGGACAAGGTGTGACGTTTGCTCAAACTGCTCAAGTTGCTGAATCTTTTTCCCAGCCGACTCTACGGCATCGGTCAGATACTTGTTGTGGACTTTGAGTTGGTCGTTCTCAATCAAAAGCGAATTGCGCTCTTCCTCTAAAGAAAGAGCGATTGAAATAAGCCGTCCAATGTCGGATGCGCTGTACGCATCCTGGGTTACTGATTGCCATACCTTGTCTGAAAGTTCTTGGACACTTAGTGACATGGGGGTGCTCCTTGTGAACAGGGTTTCCACAGATACTACCATACCCTTGTCACTTTACCGCACTTCACCCATAAATCTCAACCAAGTCTCTGGTTTTTCGCTTTGAGGTGAAGATTCGACCTCGGTAACCCTGTCGCAGTGCAGGCACTGGACAATAAAGATACCGTCACTTGCACTCGGGTTTTTTACCCTCCAATCGTGCTGACAGACCCCCTGGGTTTTGCCCTGGACCACTTGAATCGAGCGCCGGTAAGGGTCCCGGACAATCTTTCCGTGAGCCTCAAGGTTTCTGATAATTGACAGCGCCGTAGAAGTGCTGGCGATGTCGAACGCCCTGCAAATATCCCTGATTGTGGGGGAGCAATTCAACTCGCTCCAGTACCTTGATATGTACCTGACAATGTCATCGCCAGAGCGAGTTACGTAGTTACTCCGTGTCATTTCTTCCTTCGGCTGATTCGGAAAAGTGTAGCACCGTTTAGTCAGTGAATCAAGAATTCCCCTCGGCGTTCTTGAACTTCGCCGGGACCGGTCCTCTGTATGGCGTGCCAGTTACAGACTCATCCAGGGGGAAGCGGTCCGAGCAGTTGATGCAACGGGCGAATACCTTTGGTGAAACGTAGTTCATAACCCAATTGTGGTTGCAGTTCTTACCCATCGTATTCCGTGCCGTAGTTGTCGGCGTTTTCTTTCCAGATTCCAGGGTTGCCCAACCTCACCAAATGGATGCAAGGGTCATAGCCTTCTTCGAATAACCGGTCTTCGGATTCTGTTACGGGTATTCCGTCATGAGTGTCGCAAAATTGCTCAGTGCAATATCCGTTGCTCAGCCCGTGCTCTAGCCATTCATCAAATGTAAGGTTCATGGAGCCAACGTACCAAACCTGTTGCTAAAAAGCAACTAGCAGTTGTCGCCAGTCCACTCCGGCGAGAAACCACCATTGCGTGTGTAATACCACCCGGCAACCTGAAACTGCTCGGAGATGGTCGCTTCGTTTGCGTAGGTAGCCGATATACCAAGTTGACCAGCCGCATACTGCCAAATCCACGGCAAGAACTGGAAGATGCCACCTGCATACGAACTCGTATTCAAGTCAGTCGGGTGGAGGTCTGTCGGGGTAGACCGACTCTCAATCCACATAATGCACGTAAACCCCGCTCGGCTTGCCGGGGGGAGAAGCGACATCGGGGAGCCAGCCGTTACGTCCATCGCTTGGCGAGGTGCTGAAATTTGGGCTCCCTTTCCAAACCTCTGACCCGTCTGTTGCACAAATGGGGTCAGGGTTGGGCTGACGCTCACGGGGGTCTCAAGCGAGAGCCTTACGCTCACGTCGTGGGGCTTATCGACCATGACCGAAGTGGTTGTGGTCGGGTTAGCAGTTTGGACGTGCGGGGATACGGCGGTGCTAGAAGCCGGAATATGCGGGTGCAAGATTCCTACTGAAGTAGCGAGGGCTAACACAATCCCTCGCACCGGACCCCTCAACGGGCTCCAATGCCAGAGGGACAAAAACCAAGCAACACTGCTTGGCTACTTACGTTGGTGCTGTTCGTCACAGACGCCTCCTTGGGTAGCGCCCCCCTTAGGGGGCTTTACCGAGTTTACCCGAACGTGCGTTCGGGGTCAAGCACCCTAATGCCGTGTAGTGGGCAAAACGCTGGTATTTCAACGTTTAGTAAAAACGTTTTATTTATTTTTGAGCGTTTTTGCGCTTCCATAGGTCATAAAACTGTGACCAATTTTCCATGACGTAAGAGAAGTCATCACGAAGGGCGGGTATTACGTTCGTCGTCTTCTTCACATCTTCCATGTGGGTGTTGTACTCGTTGATAGTTTTGCTGTCAATGCCGAGCGCTTCTGCTTTTGAAACAAGTTCTTCCGGCGACTCGGGGTACATGATTGATAGTCCATGGTCAATCCCAACCAACCGGGTAACGCCGTTCTCTTCATACTGCATGATGTTGCCAAGGTGGACATCAGAGTTACCCATTACGGAGTCCGCAAAATCTATGCCCTGCAAATCCTTGAGCGCCTGTGGACCAAGTTCATTTTTTACTAAGCCCAGCGTTTCTTCGGCGCCGATATCTTCGCTCCCAAATGTTTGAGCCAGCGTTTCTCCCGCAACAAAAGGGTGCAACACGTCGCATCGATTCGTCGTGGGACTTTGCTTTACGATTACAGCATCCCTGATTGGCGCATCAATCGCACGGGCGATATCCGCTGAAAGCACTTCACGGTTTGCTTCTTCTTCCTTCATCCCATGCTTGATAATGCCGATTGAGCCATCGGAAAGTCTGACTTTGGTAAAACCTGTGTTTTGTATCCCGCCCAGGATTTCCTTATTCCCCAGTTTTTTATCAATCGTCGTTGATGTGAGCGCCACAAACCCGCCGGTGTACTGGTTCCCATGGAATTCGTGTCCGGCTACGTCCCCTTTAGCCACTGATGCCGGGTCATAAGCCTTGGTTATTTCCGCATTGAAATAAGAGCGAAAGGTTTTTTCGGGGTAGACCGTGTCCGTGGTCGGCTCCCATACAGAGCCGTCTTTCAACTGAACCCAGGCGTGACCAATCCGTGGATATCCAAACCCCTGGATGCTCCCGTGGATAAGTGTTGAGCCAGGTTGCGTTGGCGCATAGGAACCAGCCAATTCGTAGCATCGCCCCAGGCGGGATTCGAAGTCATCGTTCTTGGTGATTGTCGCATACTGGGCGATTTCTTCTAGGTCTTTTATAAGAAGGTCTAAGTTGCCAATCATGTTTTGGAACTTATCCAGCATCCCCAACGTCCCAAAAATGGTGACGAGGTTCTCCAACTTTGGCTTCAAAATATTGAGGCTCTCGGCGTTTACCCCAAAATTCCAAAGTTGCGAAACAAGTTCTGGACTTGGCGTACGGGGTCTGAAGTTACAAAGAGCGTGGTCGATTCCGACGATTCGATTGTCATCGGTGAACAAGAGATTCTTGGGTCTACGGTCGGAGTTGGCTGTCAAGTAATCGAAGAGATTCAGGGCTACGCCTTGCTCGTTTTCCGGGACACCCTCCCCGCCAAGTTCCTCCCCCGACTTGCCCAAAACGTAAGGCATGATGATTGTCTTGGCGTCATCTGAGGTAAAAAGGCAATCCCGAATCGGGGCATTCATTACCTCACCGACACGTGATGCTAAGTATTCTTGCGTCGCAAGAACCTCGGCTTTGTAAAGGCGACCGGTTTTATTCCCGTACCAGTCTTTCATTTGCTTTTCTATACCCCGTGAGCCGTCTTTGAATTGGACGTAGGTAAAACCGGCATTTTGGTTTCCCTTGTAATCCCCGCCCAGTGGCTCCCGGCGAACTATGTCTGTATTGGTGAACGTGTAGAAGTTGGGCTGGAAAATGCCCTTTTCAATATCGCCCATTTCTAGGCTCACTTCTTTGTGGCGTCTTGTTGCCCTTGGATGTAGGCAACGCTGATTGGCTTTATGTTCCCCTCGGAACTGCTTGACTCATCTTCCGTTTCAAACGAGGCGACGGTGTCCGGCAGTAGAACATTTTCTGCCGGGTCGAGATATCCCCAGTCTTGTGACCCGGGCTTCGACTTTGGATTTTCGTACTTAGATACTTCAGCCGGTGAGTGCGTTGGGGCTACCGACATGAGTTGTGACATATTCGCTAGTTGGTCCTGCTCGCCAGCCTTTTCGTCCAGAATTCGGGCGTTATCTTGGCTGTTCGGTGCGTGTGCTGAACGCTCGTGGGCAGACGCCTCACGGTACTTTTTAGCGGCGAACTGATGGGCGATTGTTGCAGATTCCCACTTGCCTAAGTTCCGGAGTTGGTACCCCTTTGTCGCTGACTCCAGGGCGCTTTGGGCGGAGATTGAAGCCTTGGGCGTAAATGACCCCAGCGCATCTTTAGTCAAATCCTCAGCCATTACCGGCGAGATTTCGCATTGACAGTTTGGGTGGAGCGGTGGCTCCTGTTCGTCAATATCGTGGACGCCCTGCATTTCTTCGCAGGGCTGACAAGCGCTTTCGGTGCAAATCCAGTTGAACTGCTGAATGCCAGCCTGCTGGTATGCGCCGATAAGACCCGCATTGTAAGCACGGCTTGTCTCGGTAAGGAGAATCATGTCGAGCCTTGTCGGGTTGTTGACCAGGGCATTAATCTGCGTTCCAATATCACCCAAATCCTGACCGTTGATTAGCCCTTGGCTTATCGAGTCTGAGATTAGGGAGAGTGTCGTTTTGTCGAGCCCCTTGAGGATATCGGCTCTATTCTGCATAAGGCTATTCAGAGCCTTGGCTCCATCTACGTTGGTGAAACCTGTTTGGCTCGCCCCGACGGATATTCCGGCGTTTCCAGCGTCGCTATACAAGTTGTACAGGGCATCTGCCAGGGAACTTGAGTCGATTGTTACCGAAGCGCCCACCGCATTCTGCACGGCACTTTGGACGGTTGTTGGGTTGACTGAGCCATTGAGACTCTTGCTTGCAAGGGCGATTGCTGTCGCTATTCCCGCAATACCGCCAACCATTGCTGAACTCATATTTAGGTTATGTGAGGCGACTACACCGGCAATGACGCTGTTGAGAATCTTGCCCTTTTTTACCTCGCCCGGAGCCTTGCCTGCTGGCTCCCCGGTCGCATCGATGTGGCGATTTTGGCAGAAGCCTTTTGCCTGGTCGTCATCCATGTACTTTGAGGCAATTGATACGCAGGCGTCAAAGTCGCCTTCCGAGCCCCAGTTGATTTGACCATCCGCCCCGGCGTTGTACCAGTCAATAAGCGCACTTGCGTTACCAGCCTTGTGCACCTGGATATTACGAGCGTCAGTTAGCCACGTGCTGATTTCCGTGAATGTATCGCTCATAGGGACCTTTAAATCGGGGCGTGACTACCCCATACTTTATCCCAACAATACAGAAACCGAGAAACTTAGAGGTTCTTGGTGGGGTCAGAATCGAGTTCGTCGACCGCCGGGTCCCCACTCATCAACTTGTCCATCAAAGATTCGCTTGGGACCCAACTTTTTGCCACACCGCTCCAAACCTCTGGGTTGGTGAAGTTGGTAGCCAGGCGGTAGTACAGCGACGGCTCCCCGGTCGTCAAAGAAGTCAGTTGATAATAGTAATAATCTTTTGCGTCGCTCATCCCACGTATTCCTTTATCTGAGCCCCGGTGAACTCTTTGGGAAGCGTGAAAAAAACACCGCTAACCCAGTTATCACTGAGGGTGTCAAAAACCTTTTGGTCAGTAATAGCCGTGCTGTCGCCATCTTCTAAATAAAAACGCTTGCGTACGCTTTCAATCATAAGACTTGCTACACCCGTTTCGGCGCCGAACTTCCCATCTTCAAGAGTCGCACTTCCGATTACTCCTGCGTCTGGTTGTGCAATGCTGTAGAAAAAGACACTATCCGTGCTCATGATGCAACTTTCCTAACCAAGACATACATGATAGCACCGTACCGTACTCTAGTCAAGTTGCTTCTTGACCGAATGGGCGCCGATGCCTTCTGCGCCAGGTGGGATTGGAACCGTGCCCCATAGCGAGCGCATTTGTTGCTGACCAGCCTCGTACTCGTCCGAAGACTTGTCTAACACACGGTACTTTTCGTATAAACCGTGGACCTCTTCAACCATTGCGCTAGACGAAGGTGTGTGGAACTGCAACTCGAACAACTGGCTTGTTTTTGGGTCTTTGAAAACGCAGTTGATTCCACGATATGAGTTCCCGGGGTCGTCATTGAAATAATTTTTGATTTTCAGAGGGACGTACCCAAAAGTATCTTGCATTTGCTTGAGGGTCTCCGACACGCCAGCACCAAACTTGGCGTCGGGATAAGAAATTGTGTAGCGCAGGCTGTCTCCGATATCGGCGCCCGCTTTCTCAATAGCGCTTCGTGGTGTTTCTCCGGGAACGCCCATCAAATCCTGTGCGTCGCTACGAATCTTGCGAGATAGAGAAGCCTCTGCCTTGATTCTGAACTCCGGCTTGACGGGCGTACCACCTGTCGAGTTTGCAACCTTGAACAAGTGTGCGGTGATGTCGGGCTCATTCGTTGTGGCACGAACATACATTTGGTGGGCAACAACTCGTGAATAGCGGAAAATTGCGCTTTTACTAGAGCCCCCGCCGAAACCGTTTTGCCATTGGTTGCCGTGAAAAACGTGACCTACTACATCGCCTTTTTCCAAAACCTCACTTGGCTCGTAAGATTTGCTCGTGGTCAGCACCTTGTCCTGCGGGACGGTCTCTTCCGTCAGCCCCCGTGCGCTACCCAAGTCATAATTGCTGATGGCGTTTCTAACGGTTGCGTTGTCGCTCGCCTGGACACGGATGAACGTATCTGGGAATATCATCGCACCACGGTTCAAGCCCATCATGTAGTTCTGTCTTCCTGCGTAATATCCGTCATAGCCAGCGAGGGCTGGCGTGATGCTCTTTGCCATTGAAGAGTCCGAAAATGCTATGGATATCTGGCTAATTTCCCTATCGCTGTAACCGTTCTCCTTCATAATATCGGTCAGACCGTTAGCGTCCCAAATGGTTTTGTTCGAAGACGGCAATACGACGTCAGTGAAGGCAGTGGTGCTTGTAAGGGTTCCTGTATTTTCGTTGTAAACGTTTGAAGGGTCAGCCCACTTAAATCTAAATATGGCTTGTTCGTTTCCTTGATTCGTTGCGTACGACATTGGAGTGTCGACTTTTTCTGATGTGTAGAACGCCGCACCAAACATTGGACCGCCATACCGTGGAGTCTCGCCGTACAAGAGGTTTGACATCTTGCCGGGGATTGGCACAGACTTGCTTCCAGAATTAAGACCCGAGTAATAGCAGGTTGAGTCAATCTTATTGAATTCATCAGTCGAAACAACTTTTGGTTTTGCTGTGTATCCGAGCATCCCGAGGATTGCGCCATTGGTAGTGTCGGCAGTTTGTACATCTTTCTGACGGGAATAATTCAGTTCATAACTTTCTTTGTCAGTAAGAATCGTCGTTAGGTTTTTGATGTATGTGTCCCTCCGAGCCTCAGGAATGTGAATCATTGATGCAATTGCGGTAGATGCGTCGATAGCCCTTTGGATTTTTGGCTCGACTAATGGCTTGGGCTCTTCCTGGGTTGGTGAATCGACACTTGGAGTTTTTTTTGGTGACCGGTCAGTGGCTATGGGGTTGCCGTTTTCATCGTACTTTACGTACTGGTTACCACCAAAGTTGTGACCGGGCTTGCGTCCCGAGCCCTTCCCGCCTTTGGTGATTTCAAGAAGGCGAATAAGCGATTGGGGTACGTTAGACATTAGAGGTTGTGCCTTTGGAGTTGATTTGCGAGTTCAATTTTGTCAGCCATCGAATTGACGCTATTTATCTGGGAGGTGTAAAAATCGTAAAGCGCCTTGTCGCTACTGCTCAATGACGATTCGTCTTGACCGGTTGGCAATAGTTCACTTCTCAAGCGGTCGTAGCCATCAACCGCTTTTTTTGCCAAAGTACTTGGCTTGTAAGTGGTGTTGTTTCCTCCGCCGTTGACAATTGACATCAACTTGGAGTAATAATAAGGTCCGGAAGCCTTGGCTTCAATGTTCTTTACTAGGTCTAAATTGGCGTGGCTCGCCAGCAGTTTTGGAAGTTCGCCTTGCAACCTTGTTGCGTCCGCGGAATTTGTCAAATCGTATCCGTCGCCATAAGAATTTATTGACTCCGACAAAAGATTTTTCACTTCTTCGATTTTTGCAAAGTCTTCATCCGTCGGGTTTGCAGTGTCTATTTTTTGTATGTCGCCCATGAGTTGGCTTGCACGGTTTGATGCAACCTCCGCTTTCAAACCGGTCACCGTGTTACGGAGATTGTCGTAAGTGTTTGTAAAATCTTGACGGGTAATTCTAGATGGTTGAGCATCGCTCGGAAGTATCGCCTGTTCGGTACCGTCCGCTTTCTTGAAAGTATTTTCAAAACTCAATGTGTTACCGTCGAAACCGTGCCCCCTAGCGGCAGGCGACATCGTACTAAGTAGACCCTCTGCGTCTGCCAGGCGTTCTTCTAAAGGGCGGGAGTCGCTTCCGCTCATCAGATTGTTTGCCTCTTCATAAGAATTGGCGTAGTTGATTTTATTTTCAAGTTCCTGTAAAGAATCTTTGTTGTCGCTAAGCAAGCGCATGGTACTTTGAGCCAACGCTTCTTCTGGTGTTCCATAATTAGAAGAGTTGTAAGCCGTTTGTGCTTTTCTGTAAGCATTGTCGATTTCGCCCGCCCACTTCCCCAAAGTCGGAGCCAGGTCACTGGCGCTTTTTATTGCCGAGAGTTCATTCGTTAAATCATTGAGTGTCGCATACGCACTAACAATGTTTTTCCCTGATTCAGTTTCATTGGCGAGTTTATGACTTGCATCCACGACATCTGTGAGAATTTTCTGATTTTCTTCGCTGGTTTTTCCTGATGACCCAAATTTTGGTGTCGAGTCAAAGTAACTTGTCGTTCTATCGAAATTGGGCAATTTAGCCAACACACTGATTGCCGAACTCCCCTCAGCCACTTGTGCGTATTTCCCGTCGAGCCCCTTGACCACTTCTGGGGTTAGGTTGTCAAATCCGGTTTTCTCTAGCACTTTATTAATTTGAGAGTAGGCGTCTGTTACATTTTTTTGAAGTCCCGTAATTGCCGGGAGCAAGGATTTTGCGTCAGTCAAGCCGTATGTTTGTTTTGCTAGGGATAGCGTTTGCTGGTAGTTGGTTTCCGCAACCGTTTTATCTCCGGCGAAACGGTCTACGGCGCTAGAGAAAAGCCCAAGACGACGCATATCCGACATTTGAGTTGTCGCATCATTTACGGCGTTAATAAAACTTGTGGCGTTTTCGACTGTCGGGTCAGATAGAAGTTTTGTTTTTGCTGAATCAGCCAATGTCAACTTTTGGGTTAGGTCTGTTACCGAGTCTGCGTATTGTTTATTAATTTCATCCATACGCCCAGGGCGGATTTTCCCTGACGAGTCAAAAAGTGATTTGGTATTACCGTTGTACTCTTTGAAAGATTTTTCTAAAGCATTTTGAATCAGAGAGTCTGGTGCTTCACTACTTCGAAAAAGTGTATCCATCGTATTCATGGTTACACTTGAGGACGGGCTTGACGCTAAAACGGTGTCGGGGTTATCTGCGCCCGGGTGGTTGCTTCTTAGACTATTGAATTGCTTCGATAATTCATTTGCGTCCATGGCGAGGTGAGCACTTTCGCCAACGTTAAAGATGGACCTATCCCCTCCCCTTTTGACGGACTCAGCCAACCTGTCTTTGCCCCGGCTGACCGAAGACATTCTTGGGTACTTGGCTTTTATATCACTAGCCATCGCTTCGACTGTCTGATATTGGTTGCCGTGGAAGGGGTGACCCGGCACGTCGCCCTTTTGAATAATCTGTTTTTCTACCGACAGGTTTTCTTTATCGGCAATCGGCTTGATAACTTCCATAGCCTGCTCAATGGCGTCAGTGGTGAAGTGGCTTTTTCGATTGAAGTAGTTCGACAATAAATCTTTAGCCTGTTGTTGCTTGAGCCCATCGTGCTCTTGCTTGAGGTCCGCCAGGTGCTCGTTGAGCGTTTTCGACGGGTCGTTCTCAATCTTGTTTGCGATATCCGCTAACTTTTCACTGTTGACTTGGTGGGCATCCTTGCCCGAGTCCCACGTGATTCGCATGGGGTCTGTATACGGGGCGTTGACCTGACGTGTCTTATCGGCGTGCATGAGTGAGCGCTCACGAAGTTGGGCAACTGCTTCCTTGCTCCATTGATTGCCGTGGAACTCGTGCCCCGGCACGTCGCCCTTAGCGACCGTTTCTGAACGGTTGCTAAAAAATGATGTTACCCATCCGGCAATTGAACTCAACGAAGATTCATTGGTAGACACGGTCTTACGTGCCCCCTGTTACTTCGAGATGTGTGGGTAGAGCAAAGACTCTGTGCTGAAAGCAGACTTAGCAACGTAACCCTCGTCAGAATCGCTATCTTCCATACCCGAGTCATCCATTTCGGAGTCGTCCGTGGAGTCGTCCTCGGGGGACTCAGCGACTGCTGGCTTCTTCTTTGCCTTAGTCATCTCATCTGATGTGTCAGATGTTTCGTCTGACTGGTCTTCGGGGACAGAACCGGTTCCGTCGCAAGTCGGGCAGGTGTCGTCTTCTCCGCCACAGGTGGGGCAAATAACGAGCCAAGCCTGAGCCTTGCCGACGGTCTTTGCCGGTGCTTCCTTGGATGAGTCGTCGCCAGTGTCATCCGATGAGTCGTCCGATGATTCGTCCGATGAGTCGTCTAGCCACGGCTTTTTCCATTCGCCCTTTTCAGCCTTTTGTACAGCGGGCTTCATCCACTCTTCCGGCAAGAGGTCTACGGCGTTGAGCGCCTGAGCCTGGCGGATGATGTGACTCTTTACTTGAGCGGGTGACTTGGCACGCCCGAAGGACTGGACGGCGTTCGCAAGGTCTCCCTTGGTTTCGATTGGGTAGGAGCCGTCAGGCATTGCCTTGCCCTCTTGGGCGAGGGACTGGCGCTTGGCGTCCGAGAACTCCCGCTTGGCGACATCTGAAACTTCTTGACCACGCTTCTCTTCGTTTGAGTCGTCTTCCATTTCCTTCGCCTCAGCACGCAACTTAGCGCTTGCTTGGGCGTGTTGCTGAACGGCGTCAAAGTCTCCAGAAGCCTTTGCTTCTTCGGTCTTCTTGTCGTGGGCATCAGCCTCCGAGCGGAGAGCCTTGGGGGTCTTCCCCTTAGCCAAGTCGTTTAGCGAGTTGAACACGGATTCGGCGGTGGTAAAAACTTCGCTTGCCTTGGCGAAACGAGCATCTGCTTCACGGTAACCGGCGAGGGCGTTGTTATACGACTTACGCAGTTCGTCCTTGTTCCAGGCGGACTTTTCGACTGCCTCAAAGTAGGCAATCTTGGTTGCCTTCATCGACTCTTCTGCCTTTTGGAGACGGAAGGTGGCATTGTCCATTTCGACACGGGCGGAACCCAGTTCTGCACTCGCCTTGGCAATCTGCGCTGAAGCGATTTGGGCGGTTGAGCCCTTTGCAACCGTCTGCTCAAACGAGACGATGCCTGGGGTTGTGTTTGCTACACGAATCATGATGGAAATGTCCTTTCTTTCCTGAAAAATCGTACACCGGGATTTGGTAAAACGGAGTTCGCCTATTCGATTGTGCCCGAACCGGCTCCATTGATTTCTGGGATAACGGACAATGCGCTACCGCTCAAGGTCGAAGCCTTTTGGCTTGCGTTCCAGGCACTACTGGTTGCGTCGTTGGATTCGCCCGAGTTTGCAGGTTGCTTTGCGACCGCATCCCACTTTTTGTAGGCGCTTACGTGTGCCTTCATCGCTTTTACGTGAGCGTCAATTAGGTCCTGCTTGCCACCTTCAGCACGAAGTCGCTCTGCTTCGGCGTTGTGCATATTCGCCAAACTAACGTGTTGCCGTGCCATCTCCAGGGGTGAACTCGTACCAATTTTTGACCATGCGTCCGAGGCTCGCTCAGAAATTTGGCGTGCGTTGTCCGAGTCGACCTTTGAGTACTGGTTGCCACGGAAGGCGTGACCGACCGGGGTTTCCTTGGTCAACGGGTAGAGAAGTGCGTCGCTACTGAATCCGCTAGTCACCGACTTGTTGATTTCGTTTGCGATGTCGCCTTCTGCCAACTTTTTGCTCTTGAGGTCCTTGACCTTCGAACGCAGGCGTTGTGCCTCGTTGACGTGGTGAGCAACAGCGTCGGTGTCCCCCTTAGCCTTTGCGCCGGGGATAGCCTGGTCGTGCTTTACCGCCTGGGCTAGATACGCATTGATTGCACTCTCGAAGTCTTTGTTGTCGGCAAAGGCGTCGCCCTGAGCCTCGCTTGTCGCCTTTGCAACAACGTCTTCGCCACCCAGAATCGGGAACAAAAGGTCGCCTGCGCCAAAGCCAGATGACTTCTTGAAAGTCGAGTCATAGCGGTCTGGGATTGTTGCAACAGTCGGGTTCTTTGCTGAAGCGATGGCGTCGTAGTAAGCCTTTGCTTGCTCGGTGGCTCCGACGGAAGCGTCGAATGCGCCCTTTGACAAGTCGATGTACTGTTGACGGTCCATGTGCGCCGTGCGTGATGCCTGCTCGTACAAGTGGAACGAGGCAAAGTAGCGGTCCGCCGCAGTTAGGCAGAAGTCGCCAGCGGTCTTGAAGTCGCCATTAGTCGCAGACTGCTTTGCCTGTTCGCAGAGTGAATCTGCGATAGCGACGTTCTTGTCTGCGATTGCGATGATTTCATTTGCAGTCGAACCGCCGTGGTTCTTGTTGATAAGAAAAGGGTTGTTCATGTTTCTCCTATGACAGTGAGGCAGAGAGTTGCCACTGCCACTTATTGTGTTGGTCGATGCGGTCGGCAAGGAAGTTGGCAACCCCTTGCTGATTCTGTGCGCTTGCCATTTGGAAAGCGATGTTCAGACTTACTAGAACTGCGTCGTTTGTTGCGAGCAGGTCTGGGACAAGCGTTTCGGGTGAATAGTCAGATGGCTGGCTATCGCTCACGCTTGTTCGTGCGGAAAGGTCGCCCAGGCGAAACGGCGCATACCCGTTGCACTTGCGGATGCACTCAGCCATTGGGTCCAGGCTGTCGAGGACGTCCTCGTAGATTTCCTCAAACTTGGCGTGCCACTGGGGAAAGTCTTTCCCGGTGACGTTCCAGTGGAAACCGTGTGTCCGGTGGTACATGACCGTTGCGTCAGCAAGGGCATTTCCAAGAGCCATTGGGAGGGTAGTTGGTTGTGTCATGCTACGACTGGTGCTCCTTGAATCGTTGACGGCGCCGTAAACGTCGTCGTGCTAAAAGCCGGGTCTTTGGTGGCGATTCTGATTCGGTCAACCGTAACCAGATGTTGCATACACGACTTCATGCTCTCTTCTGCGACGAGGCGGGAATTTTCCGCCACCGAGCGGGCAGATTCGATTTCCTCTTGGGACTGTGCGCCCTTCAAGGCGCTTGCATAATCGTGGATTGCCTTGTTTGCGATTTCGCACAAGTTGGCGGTGTGGTGAAACAGGACGTAGTTTCCCTTTGCCTCATTACCAAGGCTTCTGTTCGTGTAACCACCCGGCTCTTGTAGTTTCATTGCCGCCTGCGATGAGTGGTAGGCGCCCTCGTTCAACTGGCGGTATGCTTCGCCAAAGTCCGCATTCCTTACTGCTGTTTGGGCAGAAATTACGTGCGCCTTTGCGGAGTCTAGGTTCTGCGAATAACGGAAATTTTCGGTGCCAGGTCGGATATCGTGTGTGCGCCCAGCCCCCACACCGCTGGTGTAGCGATTGCCCCGAAAAGTGTGACCCACCGGGGGACCGGAGCCCGCTCCACCCTTTGCGAGTTCTAGCCAGCCGTAGATTTGCTCAAAGGTTTTTACAGCCATTTGCTAAAAACCCCCGTGGGTGCACGAGTGAGTGCCAGAGAATGCGTAGGTATTGAAATTTTGCATTTGCAATCTCCGGGTGGGCGACTTCCGCAGAAATCTTACCCTCAGATTTGCAAAATGCCGGTTTCTCTACTCCGCTTGAGTCGGCTTCTCTTCGTCCGAAGAATTCGTAAGTTGTTTGAAAAGGTTGCGGGCAAAATCTTCAATCTCGGCACGAGACATTTCTTTTAGGTTCTTAGGTGTCTGAACGAACGTCAGTTCTTGCTTTGCCTTAGCCATGAATGCACTCCTACGAATTGATTTATCAATCTTACCAGAACCGCCGGTGTCGATTATGTCGGAATTACCGATATCCCAAATTGACTTCTGGTCCCTTGAAGCGCCCGCTTGCTTGGCTTCTTCCAAATCTGAGAAGTGCTGAGACACGTCAAAGTCAACAGTCCCAGTTTCTTCATCTTTGAAAATTCCAAGGAAATTGCCTTTTTCTGCCAAAAGTTCTGCGTTTTTTTGTAAGAAGTCAGAGGTGAACTTTGTAAAGTCGTCTTCGTTCTCCATAATGGAAATCGGGGCTTGGTCTGCATGGGGATTGCCCATTGCACAGAAATACCCAGAAGTTGGGATTCCTTCGCCAATCGTGCTGGCGGTGACTCCCCCTTCCGCCTTGACCGAGTCAAAAATTCCGCCTAAATCCATCTTTGGCGATTCATTGCGGTCTTCCGGTACTTCGTAGCGGTTTGGGTCAATCTGACGTGGCGTTTCCGTCTTACCGGCGCCCCCGAGCCCGCCCGTGTGCTGGTTGCCGTGGAAGGCGTGCCCCTCAGCCTCTTTGGATAGGTTGCTGGTTGTGCCATCAACCTTCTTGCCCTCAAGCGTCTGGGCTTCGTAGCCCATTTTCGCCGCATATTCATGCGTAATATTTAGGGCGTCCCGCCAGTTCAGGTCCATTTGATAAACGTGGATGTTGTAGTCGTTGTTCAAGAACTTCAGACCCACTGAAGCGCCCCAGGTGTGGTGACCATCGATAATGTAGTTGTCTTTGGAAACGAGGATTCTTTGCTCTCTCGGGATTCCGCCGTTTTCATATTTGGTAAAAAGCCACCCGGAGCGTGTCCCTGAAATCTCGCTTTGGATTGGCTTGAGTAGCGTCGGGTCCATATCCTTACGCTCAATAATGACGCCGTGTTCTTCCCTAGCCCAGTCGAGAAACGCCTCTCGCTCGGAAGGCGGAATTTGTGGCATTTGGGACCGCAACAGCCCCTTCCCCTGTCCGCCCATCAGTTCGGTTCCATTTATACGTAACTTTGAAATATCCGGGTTACCGCTGTCCAATTCTTTGAATGCGGTAAACAACTTCGGCAAGTCGGAGCCGTTGATATTCGGGTGCTTCCCTTCATTTAGGGAAATTGCTATTTTCTTAGCCCACGCCTTGATGTCGCCATCGCTCTGCCCGTGCGGGGTTTTCACATTGTGGCTGGCGGTCCCTGCCGTACCGCCATCAGCGCCGACCTTTTCCCACTGGTTGCCGTGAAAACGGTGTCCAGCCTTGTCGCCCTTGGCGACCTCAATCCACTGCGCTATTTCAAGTTGTTCTTCATTGGTTAGCGCCACGGCATTCCTTACTGCTGAACAGTTGGGAACGTTGCTGGTTGTTCGTCCGCAGTCGGGAGGTCAACCTCAATACCCGCCCCAGTTCCTCCGATTGAGAAACCACGGATTTCTCCAGCCTTGACGAGTTCCCAAGCCCACGGCTTCCACTGGACTCCCAAGAAAACGGTTCCGGGAGGGAACTTAACATTGTTCACTCGCCCGCTGTCCGCTTGCAACATTGGGAATTCAACTTCATAAGGCATCGTCAAAGCCTCAAGCCACTCGCCCGCAACAATGTCAACATTGTGCTGGAGTCGGATGTCACGGTCGCCATTGCGGACGTATCCCCACAAAGCCTGCTGTAGTTCCTGCGGGTCAGTCCACTCGCCGTGTGCGTCGCTCCGGTTTGGAACGTACCAGGGACCGAGGGTGTAACGCTGTTCTGCGTCCTTGCGGATGGTACCGGGGATTTCCTCAGACTTGGCTACTCGCTTCTTGCGCTTCTTTTTCCCGTCATCCCAAACCGGGGTGTCGAGGTGAACGCCCTCAGTCGTCGGACCGTTATCAAAAGCAAGCCCGGCGTTAGAGCCAGCGGGTGCCGGGGCGGGTGCGCCCGCATCACCGTCCTTCGCAATGTCCTTTGGCATCATTACACCGAAGTCGCCCTCGGTCGGGACCATCGAAGAGTCATCCTCAGCGGAAGTATCTTCTGAGTTTTCCTCGCCTGCAGACTTTTGGTAAAAAGAATTTGCTTCGCTTGATGAGCGAATAAGGACGGGCACAAGATTCAACTTGCACCAACCTGTAGGGGCGCAGGAAACCGCAACCCAGTCACAGCCCGAGTCGCCTTGGGCGATGCAGTTAGAGCAAGTCATGCCCATTGATAACTTTGGCGAGATGTCTACATAGTCGACATCTCCAGAAGGGATGCGACCCAGTTCATCGACCATGTCGTCTAACGCTTCGGCAATTTCTACTTGCCATGGGTCGAGACCATCTTTCCAATTCTCTCCAAGAATTGATTCGTCTGAACTAGACGAACTGCTTGAAGATGAACTGCTGTCATCGGAAATCATGAATACGCCAGAGTCGTCTGAACTGCTGGACGAAGAACTGCTGGACGAAGAACTGCTTGAAGATGAACTGCTGTCATCGGAAATCATGAATACACCAGAGTCGTCTGAACTGCTTGACGAACTGCTTGACGAACTGCTGGACGAACTGCTGGACGACGAACTACTTGAAGATGAACTGCTTGACGAAGAACTGCTGGAAGAAGAACTGCTGGAAGAAGAACTGCTGGAAGAAGAGGAATCGCTGGAGGATGAACTGCTTGAGGATGATTCCCCTTCTTCCGAACTTGAAGAATCAGAAGAGTCTGATGAATCATCTCCCTGTACAGCATTGAGAATTGATGCGACTGTATTGGGGTCGAGTTTTACTTGCACGGCGCCAGGTCCCGTTGTGTCCTCTTGCTCAGGAACGGGGGAAGGTGCCATGGTGAACGGAAAACCAACAGCCTTTTCCAAATAACGCTCCCAGTCGGGGGAGTCATTTTGGCTGGTGGCGGGGACCAAAATAAGAGATACTTCGCTGTCGGAGCCAGCAAGCGCCAAGAGGTCTGCCGACGTGTGACCATCTGCAACCATTTCTTCGGCGCTCTTACGAACGTCTTCTGGCAATGTGGTGTTGGTGGCAATCCCAATAAGGGAAACGCCTGCCACAACATCGATAACGTTCATTTTTTCCATTAAGGAATTCTCCTTGGGCGCTTTGAAATATGCTACCGCAGGGTTTCGGAAAACCCGTTTATTTACCGTGCTCGCTGTACTGCCTTAGGCGCAACCCTACGCATTTTCGTTACGTTCTTCTTGGGTGCCGAAGATTTTACTTTGCGAATTCTTAGCGTCATGATGTCGAGCGCTGGTTATTGGTTAGCGGACCGCTCATACCGCTTGGGGGTCGCTTGATTTGCCCGCCGGTACGGACTCCGCCCTTCGCCCCACTCATCTGCGATGTCGGAGGTGCCTCTCCCGTGTACCCGGAAGAGGTGATATCCGCTTGTAGCCCTGAGCCACCGGAAAGGTCGCTAAGCCCGCCCTGCGGGTTTTGTACTTCTTCTGATTCTGTGTTGTCTTGGGGCGATGCCTCGGTGGAGCCCTGTCCCGCTTCCATTTGAGCGGTCTCGTCCGCTGTCATCATCCCGTCGCCATAGCGCTGGTTGTCGGCAACACCGTCTGGCTCCGGGCGGAAACTTGGCAAACCAGCCAGTTCTCGCAAGTACTCTTCGAGGTTGTTGTCTGGGGTAATGAGTTGGCTCTGTGAGAGGTTGAGCAAGAATGCCCCGAGTTCCTGCAAGTCGATTGCTGAAACCTGTCCATAAGTCAGTTTTGGAAGGCGAGCGGAGTCGTATCCGTTCATCGACATGAGGCGTGGGATTGCGTGCGTGTTGAAGATTTCTGCAATCAATCGAATCCACGACTCAACTGCGGCAACAAAAAGGTCTACTTTTGACGTTCCGAGGGCAAAGGAGCCGACGGATTCGTGACCGAGCATGATGAAGTCTGCAAGAACCGTCATCGCAATGTGCTGGTTGTACCGCTCAATAATCTTGTCGGTGTTGAACTGGCGAGTTCCACCCGAGTTCAGGAGTTTGAAGTCAACAAGGGGCTTGCCCGACTCGTCGTAGATGGAGGGGAGGATGACGCCTTCGGTCTCGTTACGCTTCACGCCACGGACAATGCGCTCCATTGCGTTCAAAGCGGCTCTTTCCGCTGGAGTTGCGTTTGCGCTCATCCACTCTGGTGGGACATAACCGACTGGAAGACCAGCAAGGTCACGCTCGACGCCAACCGCTTCGAATTCTTCAATACGGCGCTTGTAGTACCACGACTTGAAGGCGTTGCGGAGAACCGAGCGACCTTCGGGGTTGCCACGTGCTGAAGTTGTGCGGAAAAGAAGACCCTTTTCGATTGGGATTACGTTCAGGCGACCCGTCGTTGGGTCACGCTGAATCATCGCCTTGATGCCACCGCTTTCATCAAACTGCCATTGCCAGAGTGAGTCTTGCGAGCGCATGACAATCTTGCGCCATCCGACCTTGTTGTCGCTGTACTTGCTTCGCTTTGCGGGGTCTTTCTGGTCAGGTCCCTTGCGTTGCTTGTAAACAATCTCAAAGAACGACCAGCCGTATGGTAAAAACGAAAGAATGGCAATCATCAACTCGTGCCACGAGTGGCTCATGTCGTTCATGCACTGAGTTACAAACTCAGCCGCTTCCGAGTCTTCTGGGGTCGGGGTGGCGCCGGTGGTGTCGTCATATGGGTCGATGCGCCAGTCGACTTGGAGGATTACCCGCTCAATCGCAAAAAGAACAGCCCCAATAATGGGGTCGTTCTCCGACATATCACGGTATGCTGTTTGGGCTTGCTTCCCTCGAAGTTGGGGGAGTATGTCGTCAATGACGAATCCACCGGTGCGCCAAAGACCTGAGGCGCCCAGTTCGCTGAAGTTGTCCACCTGATAGGCGGGATTTGGCTTATCGGGCATCTCTACTCCGTGCGTCTATTGCCTTGCTCGCATCAATAAGGCTACTACCCTTTTTTACAGCGGAACTTATGCGCTTCCGCTGGGTCGGTGAGTGACCTCCCCAGACCCCCCAGGGCTCTTCTAGCCCCTCTTCCAAACATTCATACCTGACGGGGCAACCAAGGCACATTTTTCGTGCAGGAATAAGGTGATTCCCCCCGTGCGTAGTGGTTTCGGGGAAGAAAACATCGACGTGCTTTGCGTCGGGGACAGACCTGCAAACTGCGTCAACGAACCAAGCCGGTGGGCGTGATGCCAAGACGACATCAAGCGCCATGAACTCATACTTGAAGGTCAACGGCTCCGTGCCCAGAAAGGCTTCTGCCTCTTCTTCGAAAGAGGGCACTAGAAAGAATCCCCGTCATAAATTGTACAAAATGCAAGAAACTTCAGAGCCTGGGTTTCGGTAAAACCCGAACTCATCATTGCCGAAAAGGATTCACGCATTTCCGAGAAAATCATTTCCCGTGTGACGAACCGCTCGCCAAAGTTTTCCGTTATGTCACGGTCAAAGTCACTGTCGTTGTTTTCGGGCAAATCCATGTAAATGGATGCTACAACAACAAGTTACATCAATGTAAGTCTTTAGTAATGATAAGCACCACTTGGGTCGGTCGTTCAGTGAAGGGGAACTGAATCGCTTTTCGCAAACGGGAGTAGGCGCCTGCTAGACCCAAGTGGTCTTATCTATCCGGTAAGCGGTATTCCGCTACCGACTAAAAGGGCTCTTCCTCGAAGGAGTACTGCTCGCTTGAAGAAGTCGCCGGAACAGTCTCTCGCTGGGGTGCGCTTGAGCGTGCTTGCTGACGGTTGAACTGCCCTGCGTCGGGGCGCTCGGTCTTGGTTACAAGAGCGGTTGCCCAGCGAACGCTGGCGCCCACCTCGTCTGCGAGGATTTGCACGCTACTACGGCGCTGACCCTCTGGCGTCTCCCAGTTTCGTTGCTGGAGGTTGCCCGAGACAATCAAGCGGTTGCCCTTGGAAAAGGTGTTGGCAATGTTCTCAGCCAAGTCACCGTAGGAAACGCAGTCAAAGTAGTGGGCAACGTTTTCCCACTCGCCTTGAGCGTTCTTCTTTCCTCGGTTTACAGCGATGGAGTACAGCAAGTAAGCCGTACCATTTTCGCCGTACTTAAGTTCGGGGTCCTTTGTCAAGTTCCCGACGATGGTGATGTTGTTATCGGACATGATGTCCTTTCTATTTGTTAATTATTTTTTTATGCGTTCGGCTCTTTAACGAGTTCACGAACTGCGTTGATAGTAGCAAGGTTCTGCATCACTTGTCCACCTTTGTTGTTGGCAATTTGTCGGCGGACTTCGAATTTGGGTAAATCAGTTAGGTCACACAACCAATCGACTGCTTCTTTGAGCATCAGAATCCTCAGTTTGTCGAGAGTGATGGACGCCCGAAGACCTTCTTCGAGCGCAATCGCCTTCATCTCTTGAGGTGTAATTGGTTCAGGTGACATACCGCTATCCAACATTGGTGTTGTTATTGAAAGGCTAACACGGAGCCCTAACTACCCAATGGTTTATTTAGCGGTGTTGGTATCTGTTGGGGTTGCACGCAGGGCAGGCTTCCCAACATTCCTCGCCTATTTCTATGCAAGTTTCAATTAGATACGGGTCATTGTAAGCAACTGAACAGCGTTGGCATTTCCGTGCAAGGGATACAAGTACTTCCCTTGTTACCTGTTGCTTGGTGTCTATCGTGTATGCCATTTAGACAATCGCTCTATTTGATGCGGCGAGCGTACGCATACTTTCCAAATTTGTTCTTGTTGCGCTTAGCGCTTCACGCAGTGTTGAAAGATTGTTCTTTGCGAGCATCGCTTCTTTTCGTAACTCTGCTGTTCGAACGGTCGCATTATCGTCAACAATATCTACCGTCGTTTTCACACCTTGAGTTTGCGCCTCGTATCGAACGGTTAGTCGTTCTTGTGCGAAAGCAATCTCGTAATCAGTTTCTGCTATCGCAGATTTGACTCCAGCCTCACGTATCTCATCCACGAGATTTTCTATGTGCTCTTGGTACTGCTCAATTTTTATTTGAATCTCTTCTGGCGTAAGCACGCCTTCCCTCCAAGTCCTAACCCGAGTGAAGGTTAGCCCCGTTGGGCGCAAAGCGCAAGGAGGCTTGACTTGATTGCTAAACCCCTGTACACTTTATCCAACGCAATAACGGTGTAACAGCAGATTTGTAATCTGGTGATAAAGAAAGGTGCATCATGATTGTTTGGGTAGACACAGAGACGACCGGGCTTGACCCCGAGACCGACAAGTTGCTTGAGATTGCTGTTGTTATAACTGATGACAACTTGACCGAAGTTTTTTCCCTCAACTCTGTTCTGAAGCAAGAGTCTCCTGTCAACCCCGACGAACTCGACCCGTATGTCGCCACGATGCACGCCAAGTCTGGATTGCTGAATGAACTAGACGGTGCAGAATTTACCGTGGAAGATGTCCAGGACATTCTCTCCGGCTTCCTTGTCGACCACTTTGGTGCCGAGGCGCTCAAGCGTGCGCCACTCGCAGGCTCTTCCGTTGGTTTTGACCGTGCTTTTCTCAAGAAGCAGATGCCTTATTTTGAAAGCCTTTTGTCGTATCGCACAATTGACGTGTCGACCATCAAGGAACTGGCAAATCGCTGGAACAAGAAGACGCAGTCTCGTCGCAAGAAGAAGATGGACAACGGCGGGGTGGCACACCGTGCGCTTGACGACATCCACTACTCAATCGAAGAGGCTCGCTACTACCGCAAGCATCTTTTCCGTCGTCGTTAGTCTTCGCCGTCTAGTTCGTGGTGCATTTCTACTTCACGCACCAACTCTTCCAGCGCTTGATGGGCTAGAGCCAGTGAAGCCTCGTGCTCTGCAATCGTGTTGTCCATTTTTATTTCATCATGGTCAACGATAAAGCGGTCTCCCCACTTGGTCCCAATGAATGCGCCCAAAAAGTTTCCAATAATGATGGCGCAAATCAATACGAATGTTCGGGTGTGATTGGCACCGCCAATTGAGACGGAGTACTTGGCGCCTACGATAAAAAGCAACGCATATACCGCTTCAAAAACGCCAGCAAGGACTGGCTTAGAGCGGTTTTCTGCCTGCACCATAAAAACGCTGGCGATATTTGAAATTACAAACGAGACCGTCGTGATGGTAAAAACAAAAAGCATTAGATAATCAATCCCCTTACGTACTTGAGCCCTTCAAAGTCACTGCTCGAAGCGACGTGCGCCCCGCCATGACCACGGTGATGGAACCGGCAGAGAACCCACAGGTTGTCTGCGCTCTCCACCCATGCGCCCAATTTTTCCGGGTCATCGACTCCGGGGTAATCAACCGCAAGCCACTTGAGTTCAACTGCGTTCATTAGCGCAAATTCAATATGGGCGTGGTGTAGTTCGAGCGGGTTATTCAAATCACACTCTGAAAAATCGTTGCGGTGCTTCCCGATGTGGCATTGCCACTTTTCGGGGTCTTTTTTCCACGCACGATGAATGTGGTCGAAGTCGACATAGTGCGGGTCATGCTCCCGTGGCGTGTGGTCGGGGAATCTAACCGCATATGAGTGCGTCATCTTTTGTATGTGTTCTTCAGTCATTCTTGGGAGCAACTTTCTTTGCGATTCTTTTTGCTGGCTTTTTTGCGAGTGTTTTTACTGGCACTTCTTCGCCCCCCGCTTTGTCGATGTGGTTTTCCAGTCGTACAGTCGTGTCCCAAACATCTTTTTTTACGTCTGCAACGTCGTTCTTTAGGTCCCTGATTGCCGAAAGAGCCTTGCGCTCAAAGTCGCTTAGCGTCTTCTTGTCTGCATTCTTTACGTTTCGGTAAATGAGTATTGACGTTGATACCATCGTCAACAGCATTGAAATAAAACTGATGAATAGATATGTGTTCTGCGAAACACTTAGGTTTATGTTCCCCGCAACTAGAAGCATTAGTTATTTCCTTTCATCGCAGAACCCGCTACGAGCATTGCGTTATAAACAGACATTTTTATTCCATGGCTGAGGTAAAAACTTGAAGCCTGCGCCGTTGATGCCGACCATTCGCCATCTGGAGTTACCCCAATTATCACTTGCCACTTTTCGACTGAAGTTTTTGTCGCCGGACCGAAAACTCCATCCGCAGACCCAGCAGGTAAAAGTTTGTGCGCTATCAAAAGTGTTTGTATTGCCACAACCGCCGGTCCGTGAGAACTGGTCGTGTAAATCGGGCTTGGCAATTTTGACGTCCCGGGAACAGGCGCCTGTACGCCCGCTCCAGTGTATTGAGTCCACCAACTTGACACTGCGACGGACCTGTCAACATGATTCTGAATTCCGTATACATAAGCAACGCTAGTAAATTGCCAAATCGACCAACCTTCTTTGGACCAAGGGTTTGCCAAATATGGAAGTGGCAACCTGCAAAGATTGGTTACGGTTTTGTATTGCAAAGGGTATGCGGCGAGCCACAGTGAGAAGCCACCCAACCGGTTGTCGTCTGACCAGCCATAGTACGAGCCCGTGTAAATAATCGGAGTACGGTTTGTCAAATAACGGACTTCGTTTAGCCAGTCATATGCCCACTGCGCTGTTGCGGGTCCTGATAATTTTGAAACCTCGATGTCAAGGGCGGGCGGGAGAATTCCGCTTGCTCCGCCCGACTTGACAAAAAATTTTGCAGACGCCACTGCATTGAGTTGTTGTGGCTGGGCGAAGTAGTAACCGCCCCATGGCAGTCCGTATTTTGTTGCATACGTCGTGTCGGTTTTCCAATACTCGTTGACGTACGAAGCGCCTTCGGAGTTCTTGATGTAAACGCCCGCCGTGCCGGATTTAGCCAGTTCAGACCAGTTGATTGGGTGGACTTGGTTGTCAGAAATATCGATTAACTGAACCCAGGACGAGCAGACTCCCTGGCTGACCGCCTGAGCCGGAGTTGCGCTAAAAAGAAGCAATGCGACAAGAGCAATTACCGAAAAAAGGGCGCACGAATAGATGCCTTTTTTCGTTTTACCCATGCATCAAGGGTACATTGCGTTTTCAATTATTTGCTTTGCGCCCTGCGGTCCTGGTAGGTCTTCTGGTACTGGCGCATTCGCTCTGAGTGTGCCTCGATGCACCCGCATCCGCCATTTTCTATGGTGTACATGGGCTCGCCATAAAGACGATGGCTCTTGTATCCACCCGGGGTGCCACAGAGCGGTCGACGCTGACGACGCACTTTTAGTCCGGCGCCGAAAATGCGTGACTCGGGGATGTCGGGGAAGATGTTATTGCGTGCCCTAATCTGTGCACGCTCGTGGGCAGTCATGCCACCCCAGTATCCATGTATTTCGTGCTTTATTGACCACTCGGCGCATTCTTTGACTACTGGGCAAGCCTTGCACGCCTCAACCGCTTGGCTGGTGACACGCATTTTCTTTTGCGGGAAAAACAAATCCTTGTTGAGAGACTTGCAGTTAGCCTCATCACGCCAATAACTATTCATGCTTGTACCCCGGGTGCTCTTGGGCGATAGCGGTAAGGTGGCGCCCGCTTCCGCTTGTACTCCACTTACTTACAATCTGCAATCCGTTCTTGATTGCAAACAACTCCGCCTGCTGAACCGCTTGCTCTTTCTTGCAAAGACCAACCGGCATCATTGTTGCGAGAATATTGGAATCGTCGTGTCGCTCAATCATCCCCACGCTTACTTTCCCAGGATGCTTAGCCGATTCAGCCTGAGACACAAAGAATTGGAAAGTTTTCTTTGCGGGCTCGGCACTCATTGCAAAGACCATACTTCATCTGTCAATGCTTTTGTTCTATGGGTGCTTGCATCCAGTTGCTAAAAACGCTATAGTGGACTATATGAATAACGACGTTACCGCACCAAGCGACACCCTTTTGTTTTTCGCTTACGGGACCCTGAGGAAAGATGGGGCTCTTTACGAGCATTGGCTCAAAGACCTCGTCGTAGATGACTTGGGGAAGGCTTCTTTGCGATTTGCCCGCCTTTTCTACCCAACCGACCACAAGCGCTACCCATACTGCGTATGGACGGGGAAGTTTGACGATGAGGCGGTCGGTGAGGTTTTTGAAGTAGTTGTCAATTCCGACTTGGCTCAAATGCTCTCTATGGAGGTTAGTGCTGGCTACCGTCTTAGCGAGGGTGAGGTGACCTTGGCTGATGGGACTCAGAAAATGGCTTTGATTTGCACTTGGGACAAAACCCACGGGCAGGCAGTTCCCGATAACGATTGGCTTTCCGCAGAAAGGGCGGTGTGGTGGTGAGAACTTTTTCTAGTCTTCTTGACTCGCACGACATAGATTACTTGAGCAAGCGCTGGGGTCTTGAACGCAATTTTGTACTAGGAATGAACGACAAGGAGTGGATGACGTTCCTTGGTTGCCAAAGGGAAGACCTTCCCTTTTACTTTTTCGAAGAGTGCGACGATTTGATTCTCGATGAGTACGCTGACGATGACATCTTCATATCGCCAAAGTTGAGAGCACGTAACTCGGAACCTGCTGACATAATCCCTATTGGCAGTTCAAAAAAGAAAAAGCCGGTGCAGAGTTCATTGTTTGAAAACTCCCACTACTCCAAGCCGTCACCAATGGCGAAGAAATCAAAGAGGCGTTTGGTCGACCCCAAAAAGGTCACCCATCATTTTCAAATAATTCGTTAGATTAATTTTCTACTCGGAACGTAGAGTTTGGGCTTCTTATCTTCGGTCGCCGTGTCTACAGCCTTTGAATACTCATCGTCTAAGTCGAGTGAAAGAAGTTGGACAACTTCCGGCGGACGCTTACCGGTCAACTCGCAAAGAACATAAATAGCCCGGCTGAGCATACGTCGCTCAATCTCGCTAAGTTTTGTAAGACTGTCAAACTGCTCCTGTAGAGACAGTTCTTCTTTTTCTTTTTCATTACTCATGTTCGTTGCTTTCCCAATCGACCTCTAGGTTGATTGCGTCCTTTGCAATAATAAGTGATGCCTCTAGGCGTTTTGTTGCATCTTCCATTCTTCGTGCGGTTTCGAATTCGACCTCAACAAAGAGCCCCATCGTAGATAGGTGGGAAATAAGGTCATCCCATATAGCGCCGTGGAGACCGATAATCTCTAAAGAAGCGCCTAGAGCCTCTTGCGTTGCGACCCTAACTAGGTCATCGTCTTCAAACGCATGACCTTCAATACGACCGTAGTTTTCCAAATCTCTCGGCTCTACGTAGCCAGTCGCCATTATGACGATGCGCCTATGGAAAGGTAGTTTTCTCATTCGTCAAACCAGTCTCCCCAAGGAAGATTGGTTTCCCAGACCCACCCCTTCGGCTCCCCGACAGAGAACCAAACCCGAGTCTTCCCAGATTCCTCATCGTAGGAGTCGGCGTAAAAGATTTCGTCTGTCTCGACTCCGGCGCTACGTGCTAAAAATACGGCGTCCGCCGGTACGGAGTTCCCAACAAAAGACACAGATACAGGCTTTGCGAAGCAGTCAACCCACTCGTAGTCTTCGCTTTTTGACCATCCATATTGGTCGTCAATAACCCATCCAAAATCCCCTGCGACTTCTTCTGCGGAAGCGTGAATCTCGTCTTCGGGGGTTGAAGTTTCGACATATCCAATACATACAGAGCGTGTCACGATGCCGTTTACGGCATTCCTCTTGCACACATTGATTGCGCCAGTTGACTTCTTGATTTCGATGTGAGTCATGGTAGAGAGACTACCAAACTGGGATTGCTGATGCCGTGTTTAGCGACCCCTGCGACCCTCTCTTATCGTGTAGGCGATAGCAACGATTACTGACCACCCGCCAGCAAACACAAAAATCCAAAGCAGAGAGAGCAACCTCGTGTGGTCATTTCCGCTCGCCTGAGCATCGCCCAGAGCCTTCGAGTAGACCGGCGCAAAAAACCATGTCGCAAACCCGAGGATGAATCCGATGCTGTAAATGTCTTCCGTTTCCGGTCTTCCCCGGCGAACCGAACGACGGCGCTTTGGCTTGTATCTAAGTTGTGTCATTTGAACTCCCTTTTTTTGACTAAACCACAGTACATCCTTTTTGGATGTCGTGTCAAGGTTTTCTGAAACCCCTTATTTCCCAAGGGCTGTAGAGTACTTGCGCCGGGCGCTAAACCCCGCTACACTGTTTATGTAGGAAAAACCAACGAAGGGAGTTCAGGTGCCTGCAAACCGACCAGAGCGTTACAATCGCTCAAGTATCAACCGGAGCCGTGAGGCTACTCACGCTCGGCAGGACGAGGCTTTGCGCCTCCGTCTGGCTGGCGAGTCGTACATCGACATCGCTCGGGCTCTAGGGTTCACGCCAAATGGAGTGCCCCGTGCCCAGAGCGCTTACGAAGCGGTCCGTACGGCTCAGCGTCGCCAGGCTTCCCGTAACGCTGAGCGTGCAGTTGCAATCGTGTCCGAGCAGAACTCGCCGGATATTCAGATTCCCTCGAATCGCACTTTCGGTTTCGAAGCGGAGTTCTTCAACATCCGTCCCGAGGTCGCCGTCGAAGCCCTTCGTGCTGTTGGCATTGATGTCAACTACGAGCGCTACAACCACAACGTAACCGCTTCCTGGAAGATTGTTACCGACGCTTCGGTTACGAGTCGTGGCACCGGTCTCGGTCACGGTCTTGAGTTGGTCTCCCCGATTCTTCGTGGTATCGAAGGATTGGAAATGGCTTCCAAGTCCGTTGGCGCACTGCTCAATGCTGGTGCTCGTGTAGACCGCACGTGCGGGCTCCACTTGCACGTCGGCATGGACAACTTGGTTGGTGCTGAGATTATGAAGGTCATCGACCTCTACATCGCTAACCAGAAGAACATCAACCAGATTCTTGCGAATAGCCGTCACGAGAACCGCTTCTGCCCATCGTTCGACCCCAACGACCGAATCAACAGTCGCTACGGTTCTGGCGTCATTGCCGAGTACAACGCAATCGCCAATGCCTTCAATGGTGCGGTGTCGGAAGCGGACCTCAACAGTTCAAGGATTGCGCTACGCAACATCAACCGCTACCGTGCTATCAACGCTCACGCCTACTCGAAGTACGGAACAATCGAGTTCCGCCAGCACCAGGGAACACTCAACGGCGAGAAGTTGACTTCCTGGATTCAGTTTGTGCTCGCCCTCATCGAGAAGGCGGTAGCAATCGAAGACGCAAAGACGAACTTCGGTTCGCTCGAAGCGATGGTTGATGAAATCAATCTTCCCAACAATGTTGGTCAGTTTCTCAAGACCCGTGCTGTCAACCTTGCCAGCACACGTTCATAGGAGGTAAAAATATGTGTGGTATCGCAGGATTCTGCCTAAGTCCAAATGAGAAGTTCAATGCACGCAAGTTGTCTAAGTGCTTGCTTGACCAGATTGTCGTTCGTGGCGAAGACGCAACCGGCGCATCGTGGGTTGTCCCGTCGAAGGGCTCGGGCGACCGCCCGACAATTGCGGTGAGCAAGGCTCCGGTCCCCGCAGACCAGTTCGAGCACTACATCACAAAAATGCCAGCAAGCGCAAAGCGTGCGATTTTGCACACACGCTGGGCTACAAAGGGTTCGCCTGAAAACAATCTGAATAACCACCCAATCGTTTCGGGTCGAATCGTCGGTGTTCACAATGGCGTCATTACCAATGATGACAAAATCTTCAAGCACATTGGTAGCCGTCGCATCGCCCAAGTTGACAGCGAATCCGCTTTCGCCCTTCTTGATGCGACCAAGCACGAGCCCATTCGTGTCTTGCGCTCTATCGAAGGTCGTGCTTCTCTCGCTTGGTTCAACGCACGTGACAAGCGTGACTTGCACCTTGCCCGACTCGATGGGTCTCCGCTCGCTATCGGTCGTACCGAGCGTGGGTCGTTGTTCTTTGCTTCTACCGAGCAGTTGTTGCTCAATGCCTGCAAGAGCGCTGGCGTTGAGTTGGCTTGGTCGGAGGAAGTTATGCCTTACACGTATATGCGAATCCGTAACGGCGAGATTGTCGACCTATCGGTTATCAAAGACAGCGTCAAAAATATCGCCTAGTCGTTTGCGACTATACACCGGTTTATGTACACTTGATGGAAAGGATTGAAGGGACTCATGAGTACTAATAATGCATACCCAAGCAACGCAAAGTGGACAGTCGTTTGGGGCGATGAGACAATCGTTGCCCCATCCGCTTTCGACATTCTCCACAACATCGGAGAGCGCTCGTATCTACCCGATGACCACAAGCATCCCAAGGTAGGTATCTCGTACAGGCTATTCATCCAGTATGGAATCGTCATCGACGAGAACTTGCCGGATGAGTTTTTCCTAGCCCGTCTTGCCGAGTTTGGTGTCATTACGTTGACCGTTAGCGGTTCATCGCCAGCAGACTCCTTTCAAGAAGCGGTTGATTTTGCCAAAGCATGGTACGGCGGAGACGACAAATACCTTGCAGACAAAGGGCTGTAGGTACTTGCAACTAAACCATGGTTTAGATACAATGGATATGTAGGAAAAAGAAGGGGGCTCATATGCCAGAGAATGTGAAGAGAATCCAGTTTGACAAGGTCGGGTTTTTCAACCTTGTAAACCAGAATGCCGAGAGAGCAATCGCCTCTGCCGAGAGCGGTACGGTTCCGGTGAACGTAGCATCCACCGTCTCTGTCGGATACTTGGTCGGAGATATTTTCGACATTGACGTTCGCCAGCGAGAAGGAGACTCCACGGTTCGGATGTGGGTTCAGGACCCATCCGCTTTCCGCCAGCGTGCAAACGCATACCGCTCGTCAATCGACAACACGAAAATCCGTCGCTCGATTAGCACGTTCTTGAATCAGATGAAAGAGAGCGAAGAAAATTCGCTTTCGAATGCCGTCGCAGAGCAGACACGCTCCATCCGCTCGTTCTTTGGTGATGATGGTCTTACATCTTTCGACCACAGCAACGAATCGATTATCGGTCTTGGTCTTGATTCGTTGATTGAACTTTGGAATGAACTGGTTGACCGCATCAACATTGTCGCTAGTGGCGCCCTCGTCCCCGTCATTGCCAACTCCGGTAAGTTCGTCAAGTACGTTCCCCAGAATGGCTCTGAATCCGATACCTACGCTTTCGTGGGGCAGGAATTTGTTATGGGTGGCGACTCGGTGCAGACCCGGTACACGGTTCGCCACTCCACCAGAAACTACTTTGGCGATTCTTCGAACAACAGCGCAAACCGCTTGAACCGACTTATCAACCACCTTGCTGGTGCTGGTGACGAGAACTTTTTGCTTCGCCTCTACAACGAGAACTGCTGGTTCCTGAACTTTGAAGACGCTAAGAGCGAAGCCGAAAACTTTCTTCTTGCTCTCTACAAGCAACTCTTGGTCTACATCGGTAACGCAATTAGCAACTGCGCCCTTGCTGTAAACGAAGAGTCGGGCGTCGACGTAAACAACTTCATATTCACTTCAATCGATGAGTCGAACGACTCAATGGCAAGCGAGCGTCAGTTACAGGACGCCTGAGTGCCCACCCTCGTAAGGGTGTGATGCGATGCCTCCCTTCGTCGTGTCACACCCTTGCGTTACTTTTGATTACATACAAAGGAGAGCCAAATGGCAATGCGTAAAGAAGTTGTAGTCCTAGAAATTGAATATGACGACTCACAGACCGCTTTGGGTCGTTCCGTTTCCCCGGCGAGTCGCTGGAACTTCAATCGGCTTTTATCGGGAGAAGACGGGACCGTCGTGCGTGCGTCGGTTCTTGACTCTTTCGAGAAGTGTTGCGATGCTGTAGCCGATGAGTCTGAATACAAATTCTTCAACGACGAACGGAAGTATTGGAAGTTTGAAGACTGGGCTCACTCAGAGGGTTGCGTAAACTTGGTCCCCTTTGTTACAGACGAGGAACTTGATGCTATTCACGGCTGGACTGATGAGCCGTTATTGGGGGTAGCCTTCGGTGACCCAGTTGGAGAACTTGGGGCGATAACTATTCGAAGCGAGGGTAAATAATGGATGTACAGGCGTACGCCGAAGCGTTTTTGGAGACTGTCAACCAGCGTTTGAGCGAAGCAAGGATTGCTTTTTCTAAAAACCAGACAAATGCGTTGAGCGTCGAGATTTTCAATCTTGAATTGGAAAAGTTTCGTTTATCTAGGCTTGCGGAGTTCGGTCTCTAGAAAGACCAGCCATTTGACTGGCTGAAACCGATTGGCGTAATGCCTTCTTCTACTTCCCAGCGACGGCGTCGCACTCCGGTATTGATATCGAGTTCACTTATAGCCCAAACGAGTGCGTCCATTCGGTCAGGGGATTTGCCTCCACGCCCTCGCACCCCGGTCGGTACCCATGTTGTCATTTGGTCTTCCAAGAGCGCAAACTTTGCGGGGTCCCCAAGGTGATGGACTCGACCTTGCTCATAAAGTGAAACGATTGGCTCTGCACGAGTTGTCTTGTTGTATTTTGCATTTGGAATATCAACCGGCATTGTCGGTCTGATGTTATGCAGAACGCTCCGTAGCAACTCCCTGCCCTGGTTTCCTTCGACAACTACGATTCCGGCATTCCATTCGTCGTACGCCTCAACGACCCTTGTTCCCCATTTCTCTGGGCTTGCTTTTGTCCCACGGGGCAAAGTGGCGTCTTCCAAAACGTAAGCGTGCATTGTGCAGTGCTCAATGGCGCAGGTGTCTGGCTGATGCGGACCGCTTGCGACTACAACGATTCCCGTTTCGTCTGCGTCTTCCCCTGCTGTAACGGCGGGGTCAACCCCAACAACAACCCGAAGAAAATCCTCGGCACGAACTGTAATCATTCGACCAACTCTCCACGGAGAGAATCAATCATCTCCAGACTCCAAAGTGCGCCCTCTACGTCCGTTAGAACGACGCCGTCAAGTTCCTGGCGCCCGATTCGTGTCCCTTCATATGATGTGAGGACCTGTTCTTTGAATGATGGTGCAAGGTTGTCTAGGTTTTCGTACGTTGTTCCGTTCGTGATGACCGTCGTTTTGCGCTCCATGATTTGGCGTACCAACTTCACACGTTTTGGTGTTGTGGTTACAAGACACTTCGGGTCAGTTCCAAGACGCAACCCAAGCATTAGGTTGTTCCAACTCGTATCCAGGGAGTCACCCTTCGGTGCATCTGTCCATGCTGCTAACTCGTCGCACCATGATGCGTCATGTTGCGGTCCACGCAACTGACTCGGAGCCGCCGCTGAGTAAGTGAAAGCCTGTGCGCCATTTTCCCAAACGAGTCGGCGCTTCGTAGGCTCGTGCACTGGTCGTGGGTGTGGGTCCGAAACGGACATAATCCCCGAGTCCCCGTAAATCATTACGTCTCGAACGTCGGCTGGCGTTCGACCGACCAAAGCGATTCGCTTGTATCCCTGATTCCAAACTAGGTCTAGTACCCACTCTGCACCAGCCCGTGTCTTGCCCGTTCCACGTCCACCAGAGAAGAACCAAACCAACCAGGGGTTATCGGGGTCGCTTTCAGGCGGTCTTTGTGGCGTGCGTGAGTGCTTGCAGAAAGGAGTGTGCTTCCCATCGATTGGATGCTCGCACCAGTGATATCCAGCGTGCGGGTTTCCATCGCAATATTCCCGGGTGCAATACCAACGCCTCATCGGGGAAGACTCGATGGTCTCCAGTTCTTTGAGAACTTGCGCCAGTTCTTCCGGGGAAAGTTTGGAAAGAATCGCTTTACGTTGCTCGGACGAAGCCGAGGCAAGTTTTCTGATGAGCGGGTTCATCTATTACTGCTGGCGGAAAAAAGAAATTACGAGTGCTAAAACGAATCCGATTACGACGCCGATTCCAATCATTTCTGCTTCGGAAATAAGGTGGTGGACATTGCTTGACATATAGACCTCTCCAAAATCCTAGTTGCGGTTTAGTTTTTCCCGGGGGGGATGATTTCGTCGGGCTCAACAATTTCCGCATCGACGATTGACGTGTCACCCGCCGTGGCGAGGCTGGCGTCTTCGAAGCAATCAATAATCTTTTGGGTGTACGTAGTGGCAGACGCCGAGTCGGAGCACTTAATCAATGCAGTCTCTCCGCTAAAAACAATCCAGCCGTCTTCGACCTGTCGGACCCCCAGGCTCACCCGGGCGCCCGACGGCGTTACTGCTACAAACTCGCTAATCGTAAAAACCTGCAAAATCGTCCTTTCATTTGGATTTTCAAATTTTAGTTACCGCCCATCATCCAATCAACAGATATACGGCTCCGTGGGGCGCTTTTTGGGGCATCATGCTTGACTTTGCGCCTAAACCCCACTACACTTATGTAACGTCATTTTTGACCCCGTCAGGGGTCTTGACCGACGCCAAACTAACGAGCGACAGGAGCCCGATTATGGCAACCCTAGAAGTAGACCCGTGGGTCACATACACCCAGGGCGTCACAGCCGATTTCAAAGTTAGCGACGATTCTGGCATCCGTTTGATGGGCACCCTTTACGCCTATCCCACTGGCGCAGATTGGACTGCTGAGGCTGGTAGCGAAACAGAGGCTTTTGGAGAAAAGCGTGTCGCCTCTTCTCTTGACACCGCACAAAATACTGCGGTTCAGATTGTCAAAGACTACGCCGACAAGCAACTCGGTTTGAGCCTTTAGCCAAATGTCTATCCCCTACGAGTCGCCAGACCCCTCCCTTGTCGCCTCGATTCGACATGAAGCGGAGAAGTTGGGGTATTTAGTTGCTCGTGTCGAAGAGATGTTTCGTAGCCGTGTCACGTATGAGCGTCGACAGGCTCTTATCGCCCACTCATTAGAGAGCATGGCTATCGAGCGCAAATGGCTTGATGGCGAACTATCTGATGAGCAGGCATCGGAGTTACAGGCAACCTTGGCTGAAGCGACCGCCAGTTTTACCGACTCCATCAAAATGGCTTTTGATAAAAACATCTCACGATTGAACCAAATCGTTTTGGATGGAGTTACCTCTGGCAAGTCTCAGCAAAACGAACTCAATGATGCATTAGACCAAATACTTAGTCAGGAGTGACATGGGTAAAAAATTAAATGAAGCGTACAGCCTTATTCGAGTGGAGGCTGAGCACTACTTGCGTCTTTCTCAGTCTCGCCCGGACAATGTTTTTGACGCTGGTTTTGCCAGCGGATATGCAGAGGCTTTGAGAATAATTAGTTCTATTCGGAACCGTTACGAATAGTAGTTATAACTACTAAAAAAGAAGGGAAGTAATAATGATTAACTACTTGATTGGGGACGCCACCGAGCCACAGGTTGATGGCAAGTGCGTCATTATGCACATCTGCAACAATCTTGGAGCCTGGGGTGCGGGATTTGTTATCGCACTTAGCGACAAGTGGGATGAGCCTGAGTCAATGTACCGCTCTTTGCCGGAGTATCCGCTTGGGGACGTACAACTTGTTCAGGTCGATGAAGACACTTACGTTGCGAACATGATTGCACAGGACGGGTTTCCCCGGGCTGAAAAGCCGGTCGCAGTTGACTACGATGCCCTGCGTGCCTGTCTTGGTGCTCTCGCAAATCTCCCCGAAGAGTTCACTTTCCACGCCCCGAGAATCGGTTGTGGTATCGGTGGTGGCTCATGGGAAGAAGTCGAGTCAATCATCAACGAGACGCTTGGCGAAGCACAGGTTTACATTTACGACCTTGCGCCACGTGGCTAATGGAAAATAAAACATACGTTGGCATTTGTGGATTCGCCCAGTCTGGGAAAGACACCCTCGCAACCCAGTTGCGAACCAGACTTGGGTTTGAGGTTCGGGCATTTGGAGATGCGCTCCGTGGGATGCTGTACGACATAAACCCAGTAGTTGACTGGGGTGGCTTTTCCCGCTCACGTCGAATACAAGAAATAGTTGACCTAATCGGCTGGGAAGACGCTAAAAAAATCTACCCCGAAGTCAGGGAGTTGCTCCAGCGCCTCGGGACCGAGGGCGGTCGGCGCCATATTGGAGAAGACGTTTGGGTCCGCTCTCTTTTTGAGAAACCACATTCATCGATGCTTGTCATACCGGATGTTCGTTTTCCAAATGAGGCTCTCGCCATCAAGGAACGTGGCGGTGTGGTTGTCCGCATTGTTCGTGCGGGCAATAGCCCAGTGAACGCCCACGTCTCCGAGACTGCGTATTCCGACCAAGACTTTGTTATTGAAAACAACGGAAGTCCCGAAGACCTTTTCCGTTCATTCATAGAATCATTGCACGTATTTTGGGGCGGTTTACGCCCGCCGTTTGTTGAGTTACTTCCAAAGTAGGTTTCATGGGCGACTATCTGACACGACAACCAATCAAAGTACTAATCAAACCATTCGACATCGAGCGCTCAATGGCGTTCGTGAAGACGATGCGCCGTGACAAAGACCAGAAGTCAGTTCGTGACTTGGCTTTTGACCGCAAGAACACATCTGAGGGCATCAACAAGGTCGGTCATCTGGGGGAAGTAGCGGTTGCCCGTGTTCTTGGTATCGAATACGACACCAATGTACGCACAGAGGGCGATGGTGGACTCGATTTGCAACTTGGGTATGTCCGTATCCAGGTAAAAACGAGCGAACTAGACAAACTTATCTTCAATAACGTCGGTGCATTCGATGCGGACGTTGCGGTTCTTGTCCAATACGTTGGTAGCGACAAGAAAAACCCCGAAAATGACCCAAAGTTTCTTGTTTGGGGATGGATTACTAGGGACGAGTTTTTGTCGACTTGCTACAAGCACGACTTTGGATACGGGGAGCGCCTGGTTCTCCGCTCTGGTTCCCTAAAAAGTCTTTCCAGCCTAATGACGTACGCTGGGTTTATTTAGAAACCTTAGAAGTGCTTTCTTTTTTTCCTAACCAAGAAAAACGCACACCGCTTTCCAATTCATGATGGTGCGGTCCTTCGTGGTTGTACTCACGGTGGCATTCCAGGCTGTTCCTTGAGTGGAAGCAGAATGATTTTGGTACGTCAAATCGTGATTCAACGTATCTTTCTTCATACATGACATCAACGATTGCTTCGACGTATCGCTGTGCATCTTCCATAATGAAAAATGTCTTTGGCAGACGTGTCTCGACATCTTCGTTTTTGTACCAAGCCGTTACCCCTTGCCTGGGGTCGCCGTAAATATAAAACTCTTCGAAATCGTTGACAACGAGAGTCTCAAAACCTAAGTCGCCAACGTAGTCGACCACCCAAACATATCCGTTCATTCAAACACTTCTTTATCCCAGTCGACTGGCTCAATGTTGTCGAGATTATTTTGCATAAGCGCCAATACAGCGCATCCAATTACTGCTATTTCAAAAACCAAGTTGTCGGAGACAACGGAGCGGATTTCCTTGCCTTCGATTTCGGAGTCGATACCAAGGGACCAGTTATCGCCAGCGAGATAGACGGCTCCTTCTTCTTTCGCCTTCTCCACGCTCTCACGAAGACTCTCGTTCTCAATCTCCGGGAAGTCAATACAGTATTTCATCGGGCGGGAAATCCAAATTCGTCGTGATTCATTTATTCCAATACAGAATGAAACGAAGTCATTGCTGTCGCCCTGGAATGGTTCAAGTTGTTCGCTCAAGATTGAGTAGACAAGGTGGTACAAAGATTCATCCGATGATTCTCCCGGGAACAATCCTTCACGGGTCTTTATGAACTGTCGCATTCCTTCGGTCATTGCACGCTGAACGTCATGTGGAAGTTTGGAAACGCTTTCGCTAAGCATCATTGTTGACAACCCCCTAGTGGCGACCGATTCGGTAAAGACCATAGACGCCCAAAAGACCGGTCGCCCAACCAATCAAGTAATAAAACCAATGCACCCGATACTCCTTACCGGACCGCTTCTGCTAGTTCTTCACGCTCTGCCAAAATCCACTTGGCAAATTCGTCGATGTCGCCGTCCTTTACCCAAACGCTAACACCGGTTGAGAACACATTGCTAGTGGGGTCGAGGACAATGGCGAGGGTAACCGGCGGGACAATGTCCCCGCTAATAACTTCCCCAGCCCAGTCGTTGAAAGTTGTCTTCCGGGATACCGTTTCGTCTACCCATGCCGTGGTCCACCCGGTTAGGTCTTTGATTTCTTGAAAACCCTGAATCGTTGTGTCGTAGTGCCCACGACCGTAGTTGCTTACCCACGACCGCTCGAACAAGTCTTCGACCTGCTCACGGTAGAGTGCGTCGCACGAAAAGTAGTCGGTGACGTAGAAGTGCTTCACTTCCCCGTCCTCCACCAAGTAGACGTTGCTTGCGCTGTTCAACTGGTCTTCGTCACACCCATAGCAAAGGTTGATGACCTTCCCGTTTGTGAAGTAGGTACAGTAATCGCCCTCATCGACATTGATGATTGTCTCGCATGAAATGCACGGTTGGTTTTGTTCGTTTACTTCTGACATATTCCCTCCAAATAGGTTTGTAAACTTATATATACACTATACGCCCCTACAGTTAGGTATGTCAAGCACCCTTTTTGTAGATGCTGGTCCATTCGACGGCGGGGCGAAACGAGCGACAACCGCACTTTGCGGTGCACCAGTCTTTGTGGGTAGAGCGCCTATGCCCGCAAACGCAAGCATCTTCCCCGGGGTTTGGAAAACTCATCCAGATTCTTTCACGAGGGACTCGTATGCATCGAGAACCCTTTCCACGGCGCACCAGCCGTGGCTCTGCCAGCAACCGACGTAGTGGGTTTTGTTGTCGATATTAATTTTTGCTAGGTTTCGCAGAACATCTCGTTCTTGCTGGGTCATGTTCATGACTCCAATCCTTCCTTGACCCCATCTTGGTATCCGGCATCGTATCCGTCTTCGTAGGTCGCTTGGTATTTATCTTCCCAGGCATCCAGCACTCGGATTACGTCGCAGGGTCCTGGACGCCCTCCGATTCTCCGACCAGTCGGGTTCATGTTGTCATCCAACTCTTCAACGCTACAGCCCATACAAATTCCATTCGGTGCTTGTCTGTGGTTGTAGCGGATTGCGTCTCGCACTTGCTGGTTCATTCGGGATAACCCTGCTCTCTCATCAAATCAGTTAGTGCGACCATGTTCCGCTCATTCTCCCAAGCGTCCAATACTCGGATTACGTCGCAGGGCCACAATGAGTCATCTTCTTTGCAGTATGTAGAACCGTCGTCACCATCTTGGACGTGGTGCTTGGCTCGTAGTTCGTCTCGTTCTTGTTGGTTCATGGCGTCACCGTCCAAATAACTCCGATGAGTAGTCCAACTAGCACAGAAGCGCATACTGCGACAAACACCGTCACAACGTACTCTGCTGTGTCCATGTCGCCGCTGAACGGTGGGTGCTTGTGCAAAAACTTCCACAAGAAGTTTGAGTAGATGCCGATGCCGATTATCACTAATGCGAATATAAGTAAGTGTTTCACTGCTTGTCCCCTCTGTTGTCAAGCCAATCAAAGAAAAACATAATCGCTGGGATTGGAACCAAAAATAGACAAAGTTCCCATGGACTGTTCATGATTTCTCTCCACGTTCCACTCGATTTGCTTCTCCGTCCCACCCAGTCGTGAGGTGCATCCATGCGGCGAAGGCTTGACCCAGTTCGTCGGGCTGGATGTTGTTGTCCTCAACGTATTGGTCGAAGTCGTAGAGGGTCATAGTTTCTCTCCACACTTGGGGCAGTAACCGTATTGGTAATCCATCTCGTTGTCCGGGATAGAAGTTCCGTAGTAACTACCATCGATTTCTTTGTGGTCGCACTCGGTCTTGTTTTCCAGTTCATCCAGCAACCGGATTACATCGCAGGGGTAGCCATCAATACTGAAGCAGGCTTGGCATTGGTCGTCGGCTTCGTTCGTTCCGACGTGGTGCTTTGCTCGCAGTTCGTCTCGTTCTTGCTGGTTCATAGTTTCTCTCCACACATAGGACAACGGGTGGTATCGATAGCAGTCCACTCACCATTGACTATTTTTTCTGAATAGAAATATGTAAGCCCGTTGTTGGTGCACTTCGTGTGTCGTGCCCACGCCGGGGTAATGCAATAAAACAGGATTCTGAGTTTGTCTCTCTTCGACAAAACTACGTCCTCGCCCCCACCGGGTCGTGTTTCTTTTGTCATCTCGACAACCGCCTAATCAACTTGAACAAAAAAACTAAAACATATAAAGGTGGCATTAGTTATTCCCTATTTTGCTCATTAGTTATTCCCGATTTGGCTCATCATTGCGAAATGACTTCTTCGGTGTACCTGCAGTCTTCTATTGCGTCTTTCAAGAAAAACTGGGCGTGAAACAAAGCGTCATCCGCATCTTCCGCCATAACATCTACATCAATGGTGTATCTAACCGTCATCCAGTTAGTTCCGTCTGTGTCACGTGGCATTTCTATTGCACACTTTCCGGCGTAGCGCCTTCATTCATCTCTACGTACTGAATCAACCACTCGTAGTCGTCTAGCAACTCAATCGTCTCGCACGGATAAAACTCAATGCACTCATTGCAGAATCGACCATTCCTGCGATGCGCCTTCCTAATCTCATCACGGTGCTTTTTCTTCATTGCGACTCCCGGCTAGACAAAACCTCTCGGTAGTGAACAAGCGCCCACGCCTCGATTGACTCATAAGTACTAAACCGCCCGCCGTCAATAATCCTTCCGCCGAAATGACCGACGGCGTGCAACTGATTGTGCTTCGCTCGGGGGACATTGCTGACCAAAACCCGGCAGGGACCCTCATCGCCCATATACGCAGACTCAACCCAGAAGGCAATATCGTCTACGTGGATTAGGTGCACCCCATTACTTCGTTCCATGCAAATACTCCATCCATATATCAAGTGCGTTTACAACAGACTCATCAGATTCCGACCCCGGGGGAAACCCTTCAAGGGCTTCATCGCTACCAGTAACGCTAGAAGGGCGATACTCGGTAGCAGAATCCTTACCAGTCATTGCTCTGCTCCCATAACTCCATGTAGTTCCCACACTTAGGACAGTCAGCCCCAAAGTGGGTCTCGCCACCGCCACAAGGGGTATCCACGCCTTCGAACATTCCTTCGAAACCGCACTCATCACAGGTCAGTTCACGGTCCGCATCGACGCCCATTGGTTCCTCACAAGGGCAACTGCTTCCACATCCGGGCACACACCCCATGCGCCTACCTCACCTTCTGCGTATACGTTGAGACAACCCTACACCGATTACTAGAGCGGTGTCAAGCATCGCCGGGGCGCCCCTTCTAAGTTTTCATATCCTCGGATAGAGATTCATGTTCATCTGTATCTAGCCTCCTAAAAAAATTTTTGTATTTTTGGCATCTTCTGATTCATCCTCACGAACCCCCGAACTAAGTGGGGGGGTGGGTAAACCGACCTTGCCTATTTTCCAAAGTGGGTTACAATCGTTTCATGACTCTCGTTGCCTTTATCTTCTGTACTGCTTGGCTATTCATCCTCAGTGGCATTGCTTACGTCACTTACAAGGAGATTAAGTCACACTCGCACTCGACTAGCGAGAGTGCTAACGAAGCAACTGACTCGAACTCGTCAAGCAACTAGCAACCCCGCTCTAAGTGGAGCGATGCAGTGCTAAAACCCCGGAGCCTGCTAGAGTAGGGTGCCCTTCGAACTCGTTTGCCTTTGTTTTTTCTAGGGTCTGGCTTTTCCAAAACTTCCCCCGGGTCAAGCGAACGTGTGTATGCCTCTCTCCTGACATTTCCGGGCTAGAGGACGCTCTAGTATCCAAAAGTGATTCTGGGAGGTGCAAGGGCGCACTCCCGCTGTCTGAAAAATCCAAAGTCGCTTGAAATAATTGACGGGGGGGGTCCCCAGCGCCTCACCACATGGGCGGACTACGTGACTCGAACCCGTGGGAAACGCCGAGGGCGAGACGTCCCTTGTGAAGTCATAGTGGATTCCACTAGGGTTCCGTGCAAACACTGGGGTTTGGATTCACAAGCGTGGGTATGTTAAGTAACTACTTACATATCTGGGTACCCGGGGGATACTTCAGGGTTCCTGTATGCATCGCACCTGATGGCGGGGCTTCGTTCTAGTGGAATCCCACTACTTCTGGCGGGTACGGGGGGTATGTGTGCCGGGGTAGGGGGTCGGTGCCTAGTGGATTTGCGCTATCGGTGGCACCTGGGGGTGGCTGGTCTATAGGTTTTAGTTCTGCCCGCCGTGTTTTGAACTACTTACGTACTTAGATTTGTAATACTACGTACGTCTATGGGTATGTGGGGACGTCTGGTATGTGGTGCGAGGTGTGTGCTTGTGCGCCCGGTTGTCTTTTCCCGCCCGGTGTGGTGCATCTGGGCGTGGAAATACCCCTAGGGCTCAGAATCGGCTTCTAGGGGCTTCTGGTGCCTATTTAGGCTTGTTGTGCGCCCGGATTTTTCCGGTCTGCCACGATACCGAGATTGGCTCGTTGCATTCGGGGCAACGGTACGTGTCGTTGCTTACGTACTTGCCTGACCCTGGGCATCGGTTGGCTTGTCTTTGCTCCCTAGCCAGTTCGTGGGCGTTGGTGTACTCGACTGGGGCGCTGGGGAAACAAACTGTACACAGGATTGCTCCTTGGTCTTCTACCGCCTCCGCTTCGGTTAGCCCGCTGAGATTGGGTAGCCATATGAACTTTGTAGCGTCTCTGCCTTTATTGCATGACGAACAGTCCATGGAACTGTGTATGTGTCCCCCGGCGACGAGATAGAACCGACTCCATCCGGTGTACTGACTCGTCCACTCAAGTAACTCTGCTTGGGTAACAAAGAATAGGCGTAGTGCTTCGTCGTATTCTGCGATTGCGTCAATGAGCCTCTCGGTGCTTTTTATTTCGCCCCCGAGGGTCAACTCAACAGTCTTGAGGATTGAGAACGGGTATCTCTCGCCGGTGTCCAGTTGGATTATGTATTCGTACTGCCCCCAACCGCCGTATTCGGCGTGGGCGACAATACTGCGTACCCGTGACTCTGCGAGGTCTACGTTTATGCCCTTCCCGCTGAGTTCGGCATATAGGTCAACTATCTGGGTGTCAACTTCGACTTCGTAGCGCTCTACTTCCGCCATTTACGCAACCTCTAACGCCAAGACCCGCTGGGCGTTCTTGAAACGGAATCCCCACTCACGGGCTATCCGTACTGCTTCTTGCTTGTTGCGTGCCGTAAAAAAGACAACTTCGTCCGAGTATGTCGCCCGGTAGCGCTTGCCGTCTCCCGCACCGTGCTCGGCGTCAATAAGGAACTGGTCGCTCAACATCTATCCACGCACCGATTGCTCGAACGTCCGCAGACGATACTGCCACTGGTGGTTGTCCATCAACAGGGCTTGCCCGTCAAGGCTGTAGATATCGAGTCCGCAGTCCACGCAGATACCGTTCTCCCAGTACTTGGCTCCGCAGTAGCAACGAACCTTGCCTTCTAGGTCACTGTCCAATATTGCCATTTCCATCTCCTTACTTACCTTCATAAATAAGTGTACACGGGTTTAGTGTCATGTGGTAGCGACTGCTTGTGGGTTTTGTCACAAGGCTCGGGCTTCTTGGACGCCCGTGATTCTGGTCCTGTTAACCGGCGGGCTTTCGCTTTTAGCACTGCCCTTTATTTGCAAGGGTTTGGCTTAGCGGGGCTTGACCTGGTCTTCTGAGGGTTGTTAACCCGGCGGCTTACCGCTTCTGAGTTTTGGAAAATCCCGGATGCTTCGGTTCTGCGACTTCCTTCTGGCTGGTACGGGTTCTGGTTCCTAAATGCTTCTGGCTCGTACGGCTTCCGGTAGTGGATTCCACTAGATACTCCTACGCCCGTGTTGTTTATTCGGGTACCGACCACAACCTGTAGTGGTTCTCCGGCGTCGGCGTTCGTGGGTTTTGGAAGAAGTGGGTCGTGCGCCCATAGCCCTAGTGGAATGCCAATATCTCGGCGTGCCCGTGGAACGGGTACTCGACTTCAGGGTGGGTTTATTGCTCGGAGTGGGGCGTCTGCCCAGTGCTTGTGTCAACGTCGCTGGGCGTGCTTGCTTGCTCCGGCTCGGTGCCATCGACCGGGGGCTCTGCATCCTGGGTTTTTGGCGGGGTTGTGTCCTGAGATTTTTTCCGGGGCTCGTGAGAGCGGGGCGTCTTTTTCGCCACTTTTGGAACTTCTTCCACCACAACCTCAACCGCATCCGAGACCAGTTCAGCCTCCATATCGAACTCAGGTCCCTCCACAACCTCAGCGTCAATAATGTTCGCCTGTATCAGTGCTTCTAACTTCCGGTTGACCGCATCCACGTCAACCTTTATGGATTCCCCATTGATACCTGACAATTCAGTCCTCGATACCCGTGCCCATTCATCTGGTTTGGACCTTTCTAGGTACCAGGCTGCCGCTTGCCAGTTGCCGTCCATGGCTGTTCTGATTTTACCGACTGCCCTAATCCGTGCCTCTGCCCTTGCTTTTTCTACTTCTACCGATAACGATACGAACAGGTGTTCGTTATCTGTCAGTTCACGTCCAGATACCTCTGCTTCTTGGGCTACTTCATTGCCCTTACGTATCCATGACTGCATGGTTCCATATGGCACTCCTAGGTAACTAGCAGTATCTGCCATGGTTGCACATATGCGTAACGTGTCGCTTATCTCTTTCACCAACTCTGGTGTCAAGGTGGTCTTGCGTCCAGTCTGTACTGGTGGTCGTACCTTTTTTACCTCTGGTACGTAACGCTTAGGGGTTACCTCTGCCAGTGGTGTATCTGGGTCTGGGATTACTGGTTCTTTGTTGGTCATGCCTGTCTTCCGCACTCTGTGCATTCCCATATACCCATTGAGAAGGCGTTTTGGGATACGTAGTTCCATGAGTGGTTGCCTGTGAGACATTTGGGTGTCTCTCCCTTTATGGGTTCTTGTGTCATTCCCCAGTAGGTGGGTGTGTCTGGCTTGCTACGTGGTTTGTTTTCGCCCGGGTTTTTTGCGCTTGCTTCCTGGTACAACTCGCATACCATTTTCAGCGTTCCGGTTAGGTGGTGTCCGCCCCGTGACTCGCCTAGTAGGTGGGCTAGGTTGTCTAGTTCCTCTAGGTCTTCAAGTGTTAGTTGAAGGGTGTACGTGCGTTCATCCATGGGGTTTATTTTACCCCAGTTCAGTATTCATTGGGTCTTTGTTTCCATTGCCCACGGTGGTGGTCCATAGGTGCATCGTACAAAGGTCTGTTCTGGGAACTTGTACTTGGGGTTGAGTCGCATAGTGGGTAGTAGTGGTTCTTCGCCCTCTGGGGATGGTGCGCTACATAACTTCCCGTCGTCTATGAGGTGTTTCCACCCCGCCCCGTTTTTGGTTATCTCCCTATCGCAACGTTGGCACAAAGTTGGTTCTGTTTCGTTGAGCAATTGGACCATGTCGCACGGATAGGGCGTTTCGCATACTTCGCAGACTATTGCCTCTAGGTCTTGGTCTTCTAGGGTCATGAAGAAGGGTCTGTGTGCTTCTCGTAGGCTTTGTCGTTGCGCCCGGTCCATTGCTTGCTCCTGCTACTCGTCGAATAGGTCGGTTTGGTTGCCCCAGTTGTCCCAGCCCGGTCGTGACTGGCGTGCGTACATCTCCAGTTTTGTCGCATCCGGGTACATGGATTCGATTCTGGTAAAAAGTTCGTCTGGCTTGCGACTGTGCTCACGCTTTGGTGCCAATATGACTTGGCAAATTGACTCGTCATTGAGTGGTAGCGGTCTGCCTTTGGCTACCCGTGAACACGCCAGCACGTACTCGGTGGTTGGCTTGACAATTGACGGTCGTACGCCCTGTGCTTTTATTGGCGTCTCCGGCTCGTTTTTCTTAGTCTTGACCCATACGAAGGCTACGCCCCTGAAGTGCAGTCCCCACCGGCGTATCGCTTCCATTGCTACGTCGAGCAGTGGTGAAGTAGCCCATAAGAACAAGATTCCATTGTCGCTTAGGTTGTCTGGTAGCCCGCCGGTTTCGATAATGTCGTCTAGCGACATGGTGTTGTAGAACTTTTGTGCGCTACCCCACTTGTCTTGCTGTCCGTAGTAGGACCACGGTGGGTCCGCAACGATAATGTCGTACTTCTCGCTCATTGGGTTGCCTTTTCCACACATGACCGGATGCGGCCAAGTGAAAGTTCGTAATATTCTTCGTCTAACTCGGAACCTTTGAAACTTCTGTTGCTACGGAGGGATGCAATTGCTGTACTCCCCGAGCCCGAGAACGGGTCGATTACCAAGTCGCCCGCATTTGAGTAGGCACGTACCAGTCGCTCCAATACGTCAAGATTCTTTGTTGTCGGGTGCCATGAGCAATTGTCTAGCGACGTTGTGTGGTTATTTATCTGCCATACGCACGTTGGTATTGTCCCTTGCTCATACGGGAGACCAGTCCGTATGTTTTTCTTTACTTTGCGCTCTACCCGAACGTCATCAGCGTTGAATAAAAAGTCGGTGCCCTTTGAGTAGCACCACATATATTCGTGCTTCCTAGCGAAGTTCTTTTTTGTTCTACCGCCCCAGTTGTACGACCAGACAATTTCATTCTGCGCCACCAACTCGTCGAAAGTATTCAGCACATCAAGTTTGTAGCGAAGGAACGTGTCAGTTTTTAGCGTGCCCCAAACAACCAGAACACCACCAGGGCGCAAGACTCGGACACACTCGCTTGTCCACGACCTACACCAGTCGAGATACTCTGCTTCACTCGCCCATTGCGAGTCCCAGCCTTTGCCTCCGTCGTATCCTATGAAATACGGAGGGTCAGCAATAACCAAAGAGACGCTGGCGTCTTCTACGGAGCGCAGGAAGTCGAGGCAGTCTTTGTTTTGTACCTCAACTGTTCCACCTACCACGAAGTCACTCCCATCAGGAGCAGTAACAAGACCACCCCAACCGCCATGACTATCACGGTGTCCACTATTCGCCCGCCCCGGTGTTGTGCTTGACGAAACACTCGTGGCAGACTTGGTCGCCATTACCGAGGACTCGCCACCTAAGTATCTCGTCTAGTTGCATCCGGACCATGTCTTCGGATTTTGCTAAATAGGTGTTGCGTGCGTACCCTAACGGTGGTTTGTCTGTGAAGCGCAGTACGGTCGAACAGTCTGAACACCGTGCGAACCACACCCTGATATTTGGAAAGGCTGTGGCGCTTGCTACGTGGAACCGTCTAGTGTTGCGCTTTGTCTTGGCTTTTACCATTTGTCCCCCCACGCATCGACTGGTTTCTCTACTAACTTGGTGAAGTTGTAACTATCGACATAGAACTGCACGAATGGAAGGTTGATGTCGAGCGTGAAGTTATGACGTGAGAACCGTACGTTGATACCCAGACCGACGTGACGCCATGAAAACTCTAGCCATCCTTCGGTTGAGCGGCCATTTTTCTTCTTTGCGTGCCGGTTGAACTCCATCGCCCCGCTACGGAGGTAAAAGTCGTAGCCCAGTTTGGTTTTCACGGTGCGTTCTCCATGGTGTCGATAGCGAGGTATGCCAGCATAAACACAACCGCCATACCTATCAACGTTAGCCACCCTAATTTCTTCATATTTTTTCTCCTTCGGAGACTAGAACTTCTGCCACGTCGCCCACATACTCGTGCGAATACGCCCATTGCCTGGCGTGACCCCAGTGCGCTAAATCATTATTTCGTTTGGCGTCTTTGCTGAGTCGTGCCTTTTTGTTGGTTGACGTAGCCCGCCATCGGGGTGATGCTTCTCGCCACTCGCCCAACCGACCGTGCTTGCTCCTTGAAAAAAACCTAAATCCACGGTTTAAGTAGTACTCGCCTAGCCAGTCAGCCATCCTCGGTCCCAGCCCGAGACCCTGGAAGTCTGGCTTGACTACGGTCCGGTGCTCCCGGTAGGCGTTTTGTATTGACCCACTTGGGAAATACAACGAACTGGCGAAGCCCGCTGGTCTTCCTTCTACAACTGCTAGGAAACAGGTTGCTGACCTGTGAATATCTTTAGTGAGGTAGTGGTGTTCCATGAAATTTCCCCACATTTCTCTTTTGACTTCGTATATTTCTGCCACCATGGGTTCCCGATGAAGACACTCCTTTGGCTTGATGCAGTACATACCTGAATCGGTGTCAATTATCCAGTCAGGTTCGAGCCATGGGATTATGTCGTGGTGACACGATGCGAGAACGAGGTGCTGGATTCCGCACTCTTCTACGTACTTTCGCATGGTCTTTGACGATGCTTTTGCGACCGTCCGGTCAACTACTGAGGTGAACTCATCTATAACGGTGTCGCTGGTTAGAAGTCGAGCCAAATTCGCTCTAAATTTTTCGCCGTTGCTAAGTACGCCGTACGGCTTTGTCCACGCCGGGACTGACGACAACCCGACTGCGTAGAACCGCTGAAGTGCCATCTCGTGGTCGTCGAAGTGACTCGCAATGGTTTTGTTGTTGTCCCACGCCGGTGATGACGGTGTGCCAAACTCTTCCAACAGTACGGTTTTACCAGTTCCCGACCCGCCAACGATTAGACCAATCCCATACTCTTCTGGTAAGTCTTCGGGTATTTTCCACGGGTAGAACTCGGTGGAAACTGATGAGTAGTCGAATTTAGCGACTGCTTGTTGCGTTATTTCGTCTAGTTCAAGTACTGAGACGAGTGGCGTCGTTGAGCGTTCGAGCGGTAACCATACGTCGTGCGACGGCTGTTCGGTTAGCGTTAGCGATAACTGCTCTTCTTCGGGCACGTTCGGTCCTATCGGCTTTTAGCACGCTCGGCTTGGGACGCCCGCCGGTACCCGGGAAGTAAGGGAAAACCGGGTACCGACGAACGAACTTTTGTCAATTAGAAGTACGAATAACGTTTAGTTAGACGTACCGCCAATTGCTACTTAGCCGACTTAACGGCGTTACGAATGCTGATTAGGTACGGGATTCCTGCAAAGATTCCGAAGAAAATGAGCAACGTGACCCATGCGCCCTTGCTCTTTCCAGCCCGGAGCCACTGCGGACCCGGGATGAGAATTGCTTCGATTAGGCAGAACCAGTACAACACGACTACTGCCAAAATGAGGATTGATGCCATGTGGCTACTCCTTTAACTAGGTGTAGCACACTGTAGTGACCTGGTGTACTGGTGTCAAGTAACCCGGGCTAAAGATTTGAATGATTAAGTAATCACTTACTTATGGTGATTTTCGTTGCGCCAGTTTTGGAAACTGGTGCCTACATCTCGTTTTCTTCGCTGTACTCAGACTCTGGCTTCAGTTCACCATCCCGAGACAAAAAGTATTTTCCGATGGCGGTGTACCCGCCACGCTCTGTCTCGACATACGAAATTTCCGCCATCCCGTTTTTGAGATTTGGCTTTTCCATTATTGCTGTCCTTGGTTGGGTCGTTCGCCCCAGTTGAATGCTTTTGCCATGTTCGACATTAGTGGCGTCATCTCAAACTGAGGTGTTCTATACATTGCGTATGTTTCTGCGAACATTTCGCCCAAGTTTGTCGCACCATATCTTGTGGTCCCATACCTGGATAGGGTGCTTGCTTGCGCTTCCGTAAGGGGGAATGTCGCATCCACGCCATCATCAATAATTCGTTGGGTAAGTTCGTCGACGTTTGGCTTACCTCGCTCGTCGTATGAAAACTTGTAGTCTTTGCCTTCAAGAATTATGCCCGAGTAGTTTTTTGATGATGCCACGAGCGCCCTGCGGATTGACGCAACGTGTGCGTTTTCCCAATTGACCGCTCGCCCGGTGTCACCGATATCTTTTTTGGTCTGCTCCAGCACGTCGTAGATTTTGTTCACTTCGTGTCCGGTGCCAAAAAAAGTCAAATGACCCAATTCGTGCAGTACGGTTGCCCGTATACCGTCACCACCCTTGAACATACTGCTTACGCTCCAGCCACCTAGTTCGCCATAAGGTGGATTGATGCTGTTGTGGGGGGTTTCTGCGGTCTTACCGTTGCTTAGGCGTGTTTCTGGATTCCATTTCCTGTAATTGCCAATTTCGATGGTGTCTGGGTGCTTGGGGTTAAATGCGCCCATTGCGTTTTTACCGGCTTGGTTCAAGAAATTCAAAGTGACGCCGGATGCGTACTGGTCGATTGTCGCCATTGCTGATTTTGCTTCGGGTAGCGCCGGTTGCCAGAAATTGGCTGACGGGTCAGACATCCGTGACGGGTTGTCGTCTGGGTACTCTGGGAAAATTGCTTTGTTCCCCTTGTCGGAAACGAGGGTGACGACGGACGGGTCAACGTCTTTACCATTTTGGTCCACGAGGCGACTCCACCCAGTTGGCAATTTGTACCCAAAAACGTTGTCTACTTTTTGGGTTCCTTCGCTTGCGACTTCTTCATACTGATTGCCGTGGAAGTCGTGCCCGGGCTTGTCGCCCTTGACTACTTGGTCACTGCCACTCGCCTCCAGTAATGCGTTGGCGTAGTCTTTGGCTTCTTGGTCGGTGCAAGTAGCGATGCTTTGGAACCTTGATATAAGGCTTGGCGTGGCGGGCTCAACTTCCCACCTAGAGGTAAATGAAAATGGGTCTGAGTCTTTCTTTATTTGTTCGAAACTTCTTTCGCCTTCGGCATCAACAAACTTATCTGGTCCAATTTGCACTGCATAGTGCTGAACGAAAATAGGCGGGTAGTTTTGCCCTTCTTCTGGCGTTATTCGGTCGCCAATAGCAACCATTTTCCCGTTGGGGTAAATGTTGAGCAACGCTTTAGCGACCACTCCGCAACCGCCAAACATGGGGTGGTTATTTGGATAGGCGAGGTAACCCTGTTTCATCATCACTTGATTAAATGCTTCAATGCCTTTGGGGGAGAAAATTGCGGACTTAACTTGTGCTCCGGTTAGTAGACCTTCCCCCGTTGCCCCTTCGCCACCCGTGTATTGATTGCCATGAAACTCATGACCCGGAACGTCGCCCTTCATGATGATGGCGAGTTTTTGAATGAGAGTAAGTTCCTCTGGCATTTGAATAGACTTTCTGACTACTTCTTCTCGTCGGCTCGGTTGAATTGGTCGACCATTTTTTTAGCCCATGAGTAGCCAGGGTCACCGCCCCATGCGTACCACGCAACTTTCCCCGGGCTCGGCTCGTCCCAGTGCGGAGACTTTTTGTCGGGTTGGTGACGGTCGAAGTATGCCTTCATGCGTCGTAGCGTTTTCTCTGAGACGTGGTGACCGTTGGCTAGGTCGCTTGCACGCTTTCGCCCGACGGACGTAAACCCAACTCCAGCCTTGCCATCAGCCATCCATTCGAGGGCTTGCTTTGCTGAGTCTTGGACTCCTTGTGGTGGAACATATGTCTCGCCGGACTTGGAAATAACATTTTCGTTATCTGCTTGGTCCAACCAGTCCGCAATTTCGTTTAGTTCGTCCACGTTTATTCCTCGGTCTTGTTTACAAGGGCGGTCAACGGCAACCCCAGTCGATGTAGAGCATCGTTTGGTAGGTCAACTTCTTCCCGCCACGTTTCGTAAACGTTTTGCGTGCTTGTAAATCCGTACTCACCAATCCTAAACTTGACTTTGGATTGCTTTGGTGTCGTATCGTTCCCACGAATTTCTTGGTGGAAGTCGTCGGCATCGAAGCCCGTACCTTCCAGGGTGCTGATATCTTCCAAAACTCCAGTGAGCAGGTCTTTGTCGTAGGTCGCTTTGTCTGAGGTTTTGTTGTCTACGAGAACAATTTTGGTAGCCTCGACGGTGTCTACGTCGACCCAGACGACCGCTATTTCCGTCCAGCCAAGCGACGAAGCGCCCGCTACGGTGTGGTTGCCTTTCAGGATTTCCCTCGTGGAGCGGTTGACGACAACGGGTCGGTATTGCCCCAGGGTCCTGAGCGACTCGCTGATTGCACCTATATCGCCTTCTCTGGGGTTCGCTGGATACCTTTTTAGGCTCGATATGGGTTCGAGGGTCGTCTCGCCCATGCTGAAATTTTGCTGGCTCAAACGGGGCTTTGGAGGCTCTTTGGTGTCTTTTTTGGGCGCCCTCGGTTCCTTGGGGACATCTAGACGGTCCCTCAGTTCTTTATTTATCTTCGCCTTTTTTTCGCCAACCGCATCGATAAGGCTTTGTATCCAAATGCCGTAAATTTCTGGGTCGAGGTCGCCCTGAAACTCACCGATACGTATTTTGACTGTTTCGGCGCCGTCTTTTTTACCCGCTCCGCCACCGCCAGCACCTGCCACCCCGCCGGAATCGAGTTCGTGAGAGATATTTAGCGCTTCTATCTCCGCTGTTTCCCAGCCCGTCCCATCCAATTCTGGGACTGCTTTTAGCAACTGTAGAAGTATTTCATTGTTGTAGACCGCTATGTCACTCGTCCTGTTATCGGCTACCAGGACCCTCATGGCGCTGTCTTCATCGCCCTTGTAGCGTGTTACCGCTATTTCCTTCCACCCAAGGGATTTTGCCGCTTTCCAGGTGTGCGTTCCAGCGATGATGGTGTCATTCCAAATGACGACCGGTGAGTACTGACCGTGGGTTTTTAGCGAGTCCGCAATAGCGACAATGTCGCCCAGCCGTGGGTTGAGCGGGTGGGGCTTGATGCTGTCAATTGCTATTACTTCCGCTGAAACGTTGATTCCCATGCATCAATGCTACAACGGGGTTCTAGTTGGCGCCCCTTAGCGCTTCCCGTTGCAAGCGACGTCTCTCGTTTCGCTTTTCGTTCTGGCGCTTCTTTGACTCTGGTGATTGTGTGTACTTTTTCTTGTACGCCTGCACTGCTTTGAGGCATGGCTTGCACCTACACCCGTAGTTGCAGTACCCGTTTTTTGTGCCGTGTGGGATTTTTTCGTATGGTGTCGCATAGCGCTGATAGCGAACCATCTTGCTGTACTCAGTTGCCGCCTTGCGACAGGGTTTACATCTGCACTTTTTGGTGAAGTACATATTCGCAGTGCCGTGCTCGCCTGGAGAGCCGGTGCTGTTCCTTGCCCCCCGCACCGCTACGAGTTTCCCGCTTGCGTCTATGGTCCAGCGTCCAACCGTTTCGCTCACTCAGCCACCATTTCAATAGTCCAATCGAAGCGCCCGCTGTCCCAGTCGAGGTCTTCCGTCGCTCGCATTAGTGATTCTGCGTGGTTGATGTTGTGGGCTTCAATAATGTGCGATTCATAAGCCCGTGCAATCCTCGCATCGTGCCTAATGCGCCACTTAGCCATTATGCGACCCAAACATTTCGTTGACGAGCAACTCGACGGTTCCTAGCACTGACGCCACCGTAGTATCCGACGGTGCAGTCGTTTTCAATTGCATACTCAAGACACTTCTCCTGCACGGGGCAGTTACCGCACACCTCAAAGATGACTCGCTCCGACAAGTGCGAGCGCCCTCGTTCGGGGAAAAAGATTTCGGTATCCATGCCCTTGCATGAGGCATTTTCCCACCAGTAGTCACCTAGTTGTTCCACCATTTGTATTGCTCTTCCCTTTTTTCGTTTGTACTTCTGTACTCGTAGTCAAACTTATCCTCGTTTATCTCACGATTCAAATTGACTCTTTCCAATTTTTTAGCAACGTTTTCACGTGCTTCTTGATTTTCCAGTTTTTCTGCGTACTCGACTATAAGTTCGTAGAGTGCGGTTCTGCGCTCAAGGTACGTTGGCAACGCCCTTGCTGATTCCAACTTTTCTATCCAGTCAAATATCGAAGCGCCTTTGGGTCTGGCTATTGCCACTGCTCCCGCCCAGATGGTTGGGTAGTCGTCCCCAAACGAATCAACCATTTTCTGATTAATCCTCTTCGTTACTTCTTCTGGCGACAACCCCGGAGTAGAGGTAGCCCAGGGGCTTTTATCCCTCGGTCTCGGAGTCTGGTTGTCCATTGGCATTCTCTTTCCATCTGGTGATGAAAGAGGCGAGCGCATCTTCAACGTACTTTTCGAACGTTACGCCCTTGAGGGATGAGGCTTTTCGAATAGCCTCTGCCTCTTCTTCAGAGAATTCTATTTCGATTTCCGTGAAATCGTTGTTGTCAGGCATTTGTTTCCTCTCCGCCAGATAATAGATACACACTAGCCAAAACGACTATGACTCCAATGACAATTGCCATGTTTCTCCCTTCATTTCTTTTACGCATTCCTCTGCGATTAGTGCGCTTTTTTCAAAGCGAAATAACATCTGTCCTTGAGGCGTTTCTACCGCCCATAGGTTGTTTTGCTTAGTTGGCACCCTTGTCCTTTTTTGCCTTCACAGCGACTGAGTAGCCGAACAGGAACCACAGCGCATAGAGAACGGTGTCGAAAAAACGTTCAATCATTATTTCTCCTTTTACTCCGTCAACCATACCACGGTTGAGTTGAATCTTGGTTTTGGCTCTGGGGCAAGGACTCGAACCCTGATTAGCGGGACCAAAACCCGCCGTCTTGCCTATTAGACGACCCCAGAAGGATTAAACAAAAGCGGTATCTAAACCGATACTCTGGTGTTGGGCAAACGCCCAACCTGCACAATGTCCAGCAGAGAAAACCCCGTCACCAAAATGGCGGGGTTTTCTGTTTCCTAAACCTCCGCCCCGTGTCGCCGTGCAAGCGCCATCAACAACTCCGTAGCCATCGACTCTTCCTGCTCGTCTTCGCTGAGACCATCTGTCACTTTGTCTACGACTTTTCTTTTTGAGTCGATAAGCGAGGCGATGTCCTCATCAATGGTGTCTTGTGCAAGCATCAACCATCCCGTAACGCTGTCTTGTTGCCCAATACGGTGGCACCGGTCAACCGCCTGCTCCATGTCTCCTGGGGTCCATCCTTGCTCAAGAAAGAGTACGTCGCTTGACGCAGTTAGGGTTAGACCAACGCCCGCCGCTTTTATATTGCACGCAATAACTTTTTGGTCATCGGAGTTTTGAAAAAGGTCTACTGCTTCTTGGCGCTTTTCTGCGCTAAGTCCACCTTGGATTTTTATTCCGTTGCTAAAGTTTGTCGCCACTTCATCGACTACATCACGGTGCCAGCCAAACACAACCAACTTTTTATCGTTGGTCAAAAAGTCTTCAATCCATTCTTTGGCGACTTTCATTTTTGCTTTTACTGCCAACTGCTTCAGCGTTGACAGCGCAACAAGGTGTTCTGCGCTACGAGCACGGAGAGCCTTGACCCATGCTTCGTGCTTCGCTTCTTCGGTTGTTGCCCCTTCTTCTTGTGCTGTTTTTAGCGCAAGTTCGGTCAGGTAAGCGACAATGTCTTTCTCCGCTTTGCGATACTCCTTCATGACGCCAGCGTCGCCCTCTACTATTACTTCACTCCAGCGCTTCGGTGGCAACTCGGTTAGAACGTCTGCCTTACGACGGCGCACGTAGCAAGAAGAGCGCAACTTGCGGTTGAGTGATGCCAGGCTTCGTGCACTTGGCTGACCGTATGTTGAGCGGAAACTACGACCACCGAATTCTTCTATGCGGTTCACTACTCGCAACTGCGGTTGTAGTTCCAGCGGGCTATTGACCACCGGTGTACCCGACAGGCAAGCCCGTACTCCGCCATCGACAACTTTGTCGCTCAGACGAATTGATGCCTTTGTCCGTTGCGCCTGTGGGTTTTTGATGTAGTGGCTTTCATCAAAAACTATGCCTCGGATGGTTGGGAACTTTTCTACCCAGTACGAAAGGATGTCGTAGTTGACTACATAGATATCTGCGTCGGGCATAACGCCACTGGTGCCGGATATCACCTTGACTTTAATCCCGTCAATCCACTGTTCTGCTTCACGCTTCCAGTTCAACTTCAAACTTGCGGGGCATACGATTACGGCAGGGAACGAGTTGGTCGCCTTTAGTAGTGCTAAACCCTGACTCGTTTTACCAAGACCCATCTCATCGCCAATAATTACTCCGCCAGTTGACTCGACGTTTTGCACCCATTGGTCGCCGTCGTATGAATACCCCATCGCTCGCAAGCCGTAAGCAACGCCTGCTCGTTGGAATGGATAAAGTTGGAATTTGTCGTTTCCAAAACCGGGGATAACAATTTCAGCATCGCTGGCTTGGCTCGACTCGATAATCTTTTGCAGTTCTTCTGCTTCGCCAAACAAAGCCCTTGCTTCGTTGGAGATGACCGCTTCAGACTGACGTGAAAATACAAAAACTTCTTCGGACGCTTCGAGGGGTATTAGCCAGACCCGGTCGCTTGCTGACCATTTTGCCCCCGGCATCTGTCGAACCTGAGAGACAAGTTGGGCGTCGTAGTTGAACGACAAAGCAAACATTCTGTTCCGCACCGAAATGCTTACTCCCGAAGAAACCTCAACGTCTTCAAAAGAGTTTGTGTCACCGCCCAATTGCAGGTTGAACTCTGTGGCTATCTTGCGAACCAACGTAATCATGCTTGGCGGGAAAACCCAGACTTTGTTTTCTGCATCCCATTTGCGTGATGGCACCCCACGAATTGCATCAACCAAAGCGGGGTTGTATTCGCTTGTGATAACAAGGGAACCGTTTCTTACCGTTACGGAACCGGCACTAACTTTTGTTGGCTCGGCTTGTTGAAGAATCGACTTCGCCTGGTCGGATACAGGCAGACCATTTCGCATAGCCCAATCAAGGACCTTCCCGTAATTCGCTACAGGTATAAGGTGCCCACGATATTCACGGTTCCACGTTGCGCCAATGCCGGAGCGGGGGTAGACGGAATCGCCGTATGGTAAAAAGACAAATAGTTTTCCGCCTCGGACATCAACGCAACGTATTTCGCCTCGACGTCCGTTGTCCACCGGCTCTGCAATTTTGTCGTAGTCAATTCCCGCATCCGAAAGTTGGTTGCGGTATTTGTGCATCATTTCCCATGCACGTCGCTGGACTTCTGCTGTCCAAACTTCTGGAGGTGTGGCGGCGAGCGCCTTTCCGAAGGCTGAGTCGGGTCCGTTGAATCCGATGCTGTCTCGTTCGGTCGCCCCATCGCAGTTACTGGCAACCGCTTTGACTGCCCTAACTAGGAGTTCGTCTACTTTCGCTTCGTTCGCCACTTGTGTCATGTATTCTCCCTGCAAATAGTGTAGCAGGGTTTAGTAACATGATTGAGTTATTTGTCTCGGTTGTGGTGCTTGTAGAGTGCCTGGTCGGTAGTACCAGCCCACTCAGCAATCTTGCGCCACGTAACGCCCTTTTCACGAAGCCTGGTGACCGTTTGACGGCGCTCCTTGCCGAGTTCGACAACCTTCTTCTCGCTCTCACGCATTTGGTGCGACACATCCTTGATGTGTTGCAGTAGCGAGGCAATCTCGGGCGTGTCGGCGTCTGCTGACTTGCGCTCGGGAAGGGGTGAAATTGGTTCTTGAGAAGAAGGCATTAGTCGTTCCTTTCTGGGGGTTTAGTGTAGTGCGGTATCTGGTTTGTGTCCAGTTTAGGTCATGGGTTTATTGCCGAGGGTTGAGAAACCTTATTTTAGCGCCCATTTTCCTTTGTTTTACCCGTGTCTATAATCTTTAGTTCTAGTGCATCACGTCCATATTTGGGCGCCAGAAACGTTAATTTGACGACCACTTTAGAGTTATCGTCGATGAGTACACCGGCATCGACAAGACCGTCAATGGATGCTTTGACCAGCGGAAAACAAGCACCAACGTCTTGCCTGTATTTTGCTGATTGGACGTAGGGCTGTGCGATAACTTCAATTGCTTCCAGTCTTGGGAGCATAGAGTCGTGCGCCAATTCGCAAAAAGCCCCTCTCCATTCTTTCACAACTTTCGCTCTTTTCATGTGGTGAACAGTGCGCTCTTTGTTGAGAGTGAAATCTGGACGTTGCTCGTATGTCAACGTATACGTGCGCTTCATAGAGAAATGATTTTGAAAGGCGGTCTTGCGTAGTTCCCGTGCATTGCGGATGCTTTTAGCGCCGTGCTTATTCTGTCTTTGGGTTGCATTGTTACACCCTGCATTGCATAAAGGGCACCAAGCGCCGTTCCATCACCCATCCCCACTGCGCCGTACTTTTCTTTGCTCCTAACCACAGCGAAGTCATCGGTGATGTAAAAGATTTCGTTTTGCGTAACGATTAGAAATTCTGCGCCCCAGTCTTCGGGTACGTTATTTCTGTTTTCCCAAGTTGTTAGAAGGTGGTCACGTAGTGCGTATGGGTCGCCTATCCCGCTTTCTTTGGCGATTTCTGCTTGGCGGAAAGACCCGGCTAAACCGATTAGGGAGTTTTCTGCTTTCCAAACTTTTGTTTCGGCGGTGATGGTGACGGTGCTCTCCCCGAATGCGCCGGAGTCTCCACCAATCCATGCGTTTTTGCCGTCCAGCCAGCCCACCACGATAGTCATGGATACAAGCCTACCCCTGGTGTTTTGTGTAGGGGGGTTACTTGCTTTCCGCTAAGTGCTTTTTGGCTAGAGCCACTGCATTCTCTTGACGTGCCCAGCGTGCTGTTTCCCAGCCACAACTACAGTACGGTTGATACAGTTTCATATTGAGCATCGTTGAGTGGTATTCCTCAACCTGGACAGTATGACCGTTTTCCGTTTTTGGCTTTGGCTCGGATTTTTTAGCCATAGTTATGCGGTAGGTCCGTCATAGCCCGCTCGGTAGATTCGGACCCAGGAGCCATTTTGCAATTCATGGCGGTCTCCGCAGGTTCTTGTATTACCCTGCTCATCCACAACCTTCGTGCCTAGGCACTGAAAAATTGTCCCGTTTTCGTGGTCATAGCGAGATGGAAGGACGCATTCATGTGGGATATAAATGACGAAACCAACCGGCTCCGTTTTTTCTTGCTCGCTACGACGCCAGTTCGAGGGGTGCATTTCTTTTGCGTGAAAATCGAACTTTTCTTTTCCGTTTTTCCCGTAATCGTTGTTTTTGAAAATTGACACTGAGCCTCACTCTCGTTTGGAGTGAAGTGTACTACGGTTGCGTCACCCTTTCAAGCAACTGCTCGTACAACTGTGTTGGCGTATTTGAATAAACGTCCGGGATGTTGATATAGTGACCGCCGTAGCGCAGTGCCTCGCCCGCAAGCGCACTACAAATCCACGTTCCGTTACGTCGTACAGACCAAAACCACTCTGGTGAAAGGATGTCTACGCCAATGCAGATGTCCGACAAAACGCCATAGGCGTCGCCAACTTGTAGGTGTGCAAACTCAATAATCTTGTTGCGGTCAGCACCGCTTGGTGCGGGCAAGATTTCGATAACTGTTGAAGTGTTCATTAGGTCTTGTAGGCGGGACAGAACTACGCCTCGGAGAGTTGCTTGAACTATCCAAATTTCGTTGCTGTCGACACCGGCTGAGACAACGGTAAATGCGTGGTTATATTTTCCGTTTCGCCACTTTAACTTTTCACCAACTCGAATGAGCAGACCCAGCAAACCGTTGGTTCGTGCGAATCCCGTGTCTCCTGGCTTGATGTGCTGATGAGTTATTAGTTGGCAGGGCTCAACGGGATGGCGCACTAGATGCGTCCCCGCATTTGCATACCAAGATTGTTGATTTGGTTGAGGGTGTTGCCCCAACTTTCCGTGTAGTGCTGTCCTTGAACGCTTCCATCGGCATTGCGGACGAAGTCTTTTGTCTTGGGGTCCCACGTCACGGTCGCTCGCCCCGTGTCAGGCTTGCTGTTGTCGGGCGAAGGCTCGGTCTTATTTCTACCGCAATACTTGCAGACAACCTTGCTCTCGTCGGGAGAACCTTTGGTCAGTTCGACCGTTTGGCGGTTGCGAAGTCGCAGACCCGAGAAGTGTTGCTTGATTGCATCGAGGGTGTCGCCTCGTTGGATTTTGTGGTATTGGGAGTTCAGGTTGCTACGGAATACACCGTTGCGACCCTCTACGTAGTTTTTGCTGTCGCTCCCCTCAACGTTATTTCCAGAAACCTGCGATGAGATTGTGTACTGGTTCCCGTGGAATGGGTGTCCGGCTACATCGCCCTTGGCAACGCTTTGCTCCGCCTTTTTGACGTGTCCGCCAAACTCAACGTTTTGATACATTCCAGCACGGTAAGCGGTGTCGCTAATCTCTCCGGCGTGGATGCCGTCCTCTTGCCCCTTGACCGTGGTTATTCCCGAACGGGTGAAGGTGCGCTGAACCGTGTATGTGTCGTTCGGGTGGAGAAGAACGTTTACGCCGTAGCCGTGGCTGACAGGCAGGTTTACACCAACCGTATCGCCATGTGAGTTACGCAAAGCATTGACACGTCCGCCTGAAATGGAGAGGACGGTCATCTTCCCAATCTGTCCGAGGGTCTGCTTGGTGTCCATCGGGCTATAGCCGTCAAAGTGTTCGCCAGCGTTTCCACCAGTCCACTGGTTGCCATGGAAGTCGTGACCCGGCACGTCGCCCTTTAAGATTTCAGTGGCGACTGTCCAGTTTGGAACCAAGTTTTCTGTGGAGAAGGGGTTTGTCATCTTTGTTCCTCTTAGATTTCTTGTGTAAGACGTTCAGCAAGGTCGCTGGCGGCTGATGCGTTTTGTGAGGCAGTAGAAGCATCGTTTTCTGCAGTGGTCATACGGTTTTGGGAGATTTTGCTACCCGTTGCTGGCTTGAGTTCAAGTTGTGCAACTTTCGCATGGGCACCTGACGCATTGAGGTGTTGGTTTGACGCAAACTGGTGCGCTTCAACAGCCTTCCTTGCAACATCCCACCTTGAGACAGGGATTTTGCCATAACGCATACCGTCCTCGATAGCCTTCGCTACCTCACGGTGACCCGAAGCGATGTTGCCGTGCTCAGTGGCGGTTCCTGTGTGACCACTTTGATAGGTGACGGCTCCAACTTTTTTTGCTTGGTTGGCGAGGGTTGATGCACCATGATTGAACGAGTACTGGTTGCCTCGGAACGGGTGTCCGGGCGTGTCGCCCTTGAGGATTTCATTAGCCTGCGTCCAGGTAGGGATGAGATTTTCGGGGGAGAAGGGGTTTTCGCTCATAGAAAAATGCTATCCCACCATTTATGAATCCCTATTCCCATGCGTGCTTGGCAAATCCCATCTCGTGCGCCCACTGTGGATTGTCTTCGATGTAAGAATTGAGCCAGTTACAGATGGTGATAATCCCCGTCATGTCGAACAGGTTTTCGTCGGTGCGACCGGAGCGTGAGCGTGAAAGTATTTCGTGCCCGTTTATTTCGCCAAAACACTTGTGTGGGAACTTTTCTTGCCCCATGCACTTCCAGGTTTCCCGTTTCCCAAAGTGTTCAAGCATCGCTTCTTTGCGCTTTTTGTTTACTTCTTTTCGCCTATCGCTTACTGGTTTAATCGGCGTCCTTTTTAGCGCAGATTCAGTCTTCTTCAAAGGAGAGCGCTTTAGCCCGCTCGTTCCCCTTTTTAGCGATTGAGTTCTTTTGAGTGGTTTCTTTCTTTCCACTACCGTTGCTCATTGAGGGAACCGGAAATAACGCTCCCGACAATTGCACAACAAGTCGTTACGAAAGCAACTCGTGCATCCATAATATTTTCTTGGAATACCGCCATACCCGTGTACACCCATGCCAGTACAGCGGAGGTGAGCGAGGCGATGCTGAACAGAACGGCTAGAGACTTCTTCATAACTACATCCTATTGTGGTAACTGCGGATTTTGTAGTGCTGTCGTCAGCGCCGTGGAGTCTTTTGCGATAGCAGAAACATCCACAAGGAAGTTTGTGGTTTGCCCATTAGCCAGAAGGGTGTTGCCGTCGTTTATGAGTTTTTGCAGGTCCGATACGTAGGTTGCAACTGCTTTATTTACGGAAACACTTGGTGATGTCTCTTGGGCGCTAAGCGCTTGTGTGTCCGAAGCGAGTTTCGTTAGCATCGTCGTAGAGCCACTCAAATCTGCCGAAGATAAATCGGCTTGAAGGCTTATGTAGTCGGCGCCGGTCGATGTTAGAAGCGGGTCAAATCCCGACTGCCACAGGTTCCACTTTTGGATAACCGGGTTTGTTGTCGTTGTTGTTGTGCTCGTTGTCGTCGTGGTCACAACTGGCTTTGAAGAATACAAACCAAATGAAATCGCAGTTACCGCAATAAGCGCTAAAGCGAAGCCGATGAAGACAATCGTGTTTTTAGTTAATTTCATTTCTCGCTGGCGCTATCTCTTTGTTGGCTTGCTGTCTTGCTTCGCTCAGTGCGTTGTACACATTGAAGTTTGTAAGTATCTCGTTTGACACTGCCTTGCGACCCTCATCATAGAGTCTCAAGAACTGGGCACGCACGGTTTCGATGTTCGTGCTGAAGCATATGTTCCCCCAGCCAATAGCCTCAACAACTTTTCTGGTCAGACCAATTGTGTCATCGTCACTGAAACGAGTTGGTCCTCGGTGACCGACCTTTTCGACTTGCCCTATGACTTCGCCCCAGGCGTCCAGAGAAAGCATTGGGGAAAGACCCATCAGGGAACTGCACTGCTTACGAATGCCAGCAACGGTTGGCGGGAATTCCTCTGTAAGTATCCACTGTGTGCACGCTTTTCTCACAACGTCATATGGCACGTCGTTGAAAGCAATCGCATAAACCTCAATGGTGTCTGCTGATACGTTCCAACTTGGGAAAGCAGACCCAAGCAGTCGAACCACTTCCATGGTTTCTTGTTCATTCATCGCCCGCCCCAATCTCGATTATCCCGCTCGTATCGATTGTCCCGCTCGCACGGCGTCGCACGAACTCAGCCAGAGCAATGTCGGAGCGAGACTGCTTTTGCGTCGCAGTAACGGATACCCCGGCTCCGCCCTGAAGGTAATCTTCGTACCGGTTTGAAGAACCATAAAAAGTGCTCGGGTGCAGTGTGTATTTTTCTTCTTGCCCAGAGCGAAGTTTTGCATAGTTCTCGGTCGCTTGATAAAGCGTGCTGAACTCGACCCCACGTCGGAGTTGCGCTACGACTTTGTCGTATGCAGACTTGCGACCAATCTTGCGTGGATAGATGACCCAAAGTTGCTCGAACTCATTAGCGAACGGATGTGCGTTTGGACGAGAATTAGATTCATTCAATTCTTCTTTAATTCTATTAATAGGTGTAGGGTCCTCAATTTGGACAGGATGTCCACCTACTTGGACAGGATGTCCACCTACTTCGTCATTTTGTCCACCTACTAGGTGGTCATTTTGTCCACCTACTTTGGGAAAGAGGAACTGATACTCGGCTACTTTTTGACCCCTCGCTGGCTTGATGAGTGCTAAAAAACCATCATCAATCATCTGCTGGCGTGCACGCTGGAGAGTCTTTTCCGAGCAACGGCACAATTCCGCAAAACGACGGTCACCGATGAAAATTCGATACCCGTAGGTTTCGTTGGCGAGCATACCTAAGCGAAGGTGAACCAAATAAGTCAAGCCCGAATATGGGGAATTGGATTCAACATAAGCCTGTCCTTCGGCGCTCATATTCTTCCTATCTTGTGTTTGGGAGTGTGAAGTTACACCCACTGAGAGTGAGTTTCAAGTTCACCTGAAAGTACTTTTAAACCCCGGGGAGCAACCAGCCAAGGGGAAAGATGCTGGCTACAGCCCCGGGGGTCAAAAACGGGCTTCTAGCCCCGCTGAAGACCGTCTAAACAGACGGACTCTGCGTCGCCTCTAAAGCACGCTGGATAAGTTCCTCAGCCTCGGTGACACGACTCACCGGGAGGTTGGTTACCTTTGGCAATCCCGCCTCGGACCAGAGGTCCTTGAGTGCGTGTCGCCCAGCGTCGCTAAGAGAGCGAATTTTGCCGTCGAGGGCGTCTTTTTGGTTCCGGTCAATCAGGGCGTCACCAGCGTCGAGCCAGTTGGTGAATTCCGTCATCAACTCAGCGCCATCGTATGTTGCAAAAGTGCGGTCTGCGAGTGGTGCACAACGTGACTTTGAAACAGTGACTCGGTGCTGGAGGTCGACATCAAGGAAGAGTGTGAACTCATACTCGATTCCATCACGCTGTTGCGGAGCCATGCCCAACTTGGTGATTTCCGTCTTCCCGTTTGCGGTCTTGTCCATCGAGTATTCCGTCTTTGAGCGCATGGTTACGATGACGTGACCATTGAACGCAAGCAAGGCGTCAATCATCGCCTGGTGGATGGGTGTGCCTTCAGCCCATGCGGTGTACGAGTTCTTGCCCTTTGAGGTTGCTTGGTTGACGATGTCCAAAACGCCACCCTTACCGGACCAAAAGTGGGTCAGGCTGTCGATGACAATAACGGAGAAACCGGCATCTTCGGCGTTGTTGAGCGCCTGGATGAGACGGTTCGGGTCGTAGGGAGGCGACATTGACATGGTCTGAAAGTCGAACTTGTCTGCGTACAAACTTGCCGAAGAGCGTTCGGTGTCGATGAAGGCGATTTCGCCATCACCCTTTAGTGCGGTAGCCAGTTCCAGCGCCCACATTGTTTTACCTGCGCCGGATGGACCAGCGAGTGCGATGCGAGCCTTGGCTTGAGCCTTGGTCGCCTTGGTGAATAATGAACTATTTACAGCCATACGTTTTCACTTTCTAATGGTTATGGTTACGTTGAGAAAGAGAATACATCAAACACTAAACCCGTGTCAATCACCCCGAGAACTTTTTCCCGTGTCACACATTCTGTGTATACTAAACCTGGCTAATGCTAAACAGGACTACACACAGGAGCGACGCAATGTCAGATTTTGAAAGCCAAGAGAGTTTTGACGAACCAGAACTTTCAGATTTTTTAGCATCCGCAGGACAGCCAGAAGGTTTTGTTTTCGGTGATGCCAACTTCGCAATCAAGAACGACGATGAGGCGCTGTGGGCGGTAAAGCAACTTGCACGAGCACAGCGTCGCCTTGACGAAGTCAACCGGCAAGCCAAGGAAGAAATCGAGCGCATCAAGTCTTGGGCTGAATACCGCTCATCTCGACTTCAGCCGAACATTGACTACTTCACAAACAATCTTTCGGCATACCTTCTTAGGGTTAGGGAGGATGAGCAGGACGGTCGCAAGTCACTTGATTTCCCCGATGGCGTGGTGACGAGCCGAGCCGTTGCGAGCAAGGTTGCGGTTGCAGATATCGATGCGTTTGTTAGTTGGGCTGAGCAGAACGGTCACGAAGACTGGCTCCGGGTAAAAAGAGAAGCAGATTTATCAGGAATCAAAAAGGTTGTCGACTTTGCCGGAGATGCTGTCATAGACCCGACTACGGGAGAAATTGTTGAGGGTCTCAGCCACGTTCCGGGCGGGACTTCGGTTAGCGTAAAAATAACTGACTAAATGCAAATAGCCCGTGGGCTAAAAACCCACGGGCTATTTTTTGAAACCGAAGTATTACTTCTTGACGGTCTTCTTGACTCCAAGAAGGCGACCGAACGCAGGTACTTTGTTTTCAAGGTAGCGAACGATTACAAAGTATGCCGATGAAACGGCTGGGTAGACACGTGAGTACGCTTCTGCGGTGCTCAGGCGCAAGCCATGCTTTGCAACTGCGGTGATAAGCCATCCCGCAATAAGGGGTGTTACGTAACGAACAATTTCGTTACCTACTTCGTCAACCTCAACCGCCGTGCTGGTGGTCGGAGGGATTTGGTCAGAGAGAGTCTGGTCGGACTCTGGGGTGCTGGTTGGTGTCATTGTCACCGGTTGACTCCTTCATGAGTGCTGTTGGTAGTTGGTCCTCGGCTTGAGAGCGATGCCACCCGAGGTGCCTCTCCACCTTATCTTCAATTGCGTCAAAGCGCACATCCATACCGGTCTTGAGTGTGTCTAGGCGCAAGTCGACCTGGGCTACACGAGCCTTTACTTCCAAAATTTCGTTGCCGAGCCCAATAAGGTTCTGGTTGACGGTATGTAGAGACGCCTCTACTTCAGTGTGGTCTGCTTTTTCTTCGTTTCGACCCTTGTGGCTGGAGCGCCAGGCGGCAGTTGCTGAAAGAGTTGCGGGTATAGCCCCAATAAGAGCCGAGACTACGTACGGGCTGGCTGGGGCTGACATGAGAAAAGTTTATCCTTGCATCTAGTTTTTTTAGTTGCTAAATGGCTGAGGGTTAGCAACCCCCAGGTCATGAACGACGATTGAGTGGGTCCCCAAAATTGTCGTTGGAGCCTTCTCTTGTTGCCAAAATTTCCCGTACGTATCTGCGGTCGGGCTTGCGCTGGAATAAACCTGTTGCCAGTCCGATGTGTTGGTGGGCGCCGTCCCTTTTGTCAGAAGAGTAGAACCGGAATAAATGCACTGGTAAACAGCACCATTGAACATAACGGCGTCGCCGTTTATGTACTGGTTGCTCGAAGAGTACGTATAAAGAGTTCGCTGGGCGACGTAATACGTCGTTGGCGTGCTCCCCGAGGCGGGGATGGAAACAACGTCTCCGGTTATGTAGCCATTTGCGTTACTGCTAGAAAAAGGTAGCGCAGAGTCGAACTGGTGATTGTTCAATCCGACGGTCCATGTCCCCTGGGGGTTTACGCCGGTTACTTGCGGATATTTTGATGCCCAGTTTGTTGCGTCCATATCGCTCCACAATGCAAAGCCGTGGAATGTGTAATTGGTGTTTTGCGAAACACTCAACTTGCCAAGTGTGAGAACCTTCCCGTCTGGCGCAGTTACATCGATGGATGCCTGGCTCGCCCGACCCGCCGAAGAAACATTGAAGTCAGAAGACACTTCTACTCGGTATAACCGACCTGGCAAAACGCTGGTAACAATAGATGCGGGCTTTGCCCCAGCGGACCCCTGCGACAAAGAAGTCGAGTGGGCAAGAATCCCAGAGGCGGAGCGGACCGAGCCAATGGTGTCTTTGTCCGCACCAGCAAAAGCGTGAAGGACATATGCATCATGACCAGAGGTTTGGAGCATGACGGTGTCGCCAATATTTGGAACGTAGGTTTCTCCAAAACGAACACCGTGCATTGGAGCAACGTCTCCACCAATAGAAACGCTTACCGAGGGGTAGGTGTTCCCGCTTGCAAGGTCATTGAATGCGGGGTCATAACCAACGATTTCGCCCATACGAGCAACATCTGCTGGGGGCAGGCGGAACTGGTTGTTGTTGACAATCTTGTTCGCTAAAAGCCGGAAGTCAAAAGCCATTAGTCCAAGCCTGCCACATCGTACTCACCAATACGGATAGCGTCCTGTCGGCTTCCAACTCGACGCTGGCGCATTGTTATTTGCATTGGCGTTGTCAGGTCAAGCGGTACCGTGATTTGGTCAATGTAGTAGTTAACAGAGCCATCACTCGGTTTCGTGGGGTCAACGAGAGGCGTTTGTTGCCCATATTGTGCATTGGGTACATATGGTGCGCCAGATGGTGAACTAACGAAAAGTTCGGTTGAGCCAATTGGCGCTGTTTGCGTGACAACAACAGAATCAGATATGTAGTCAGTGTAAAACAAAAGCGTTGTACCGGCGGTGATTTCTTTGGTCGTCGTTGCAACTTTAATTGTTTTCAAAGCGGTTTTTGTATCAGCAAACTGCTCGTTCAATACTGCATAAACGGTGCTGTCGTCAAAAATTCCAATGCGGTGTCGACGGACCGCAACGACATCACCCGCATCAAGCGCAGGGTTTGGAACAACGCCAACAGTTAGTGTTTCTTCTCCGCCAACAAACCAGTTGAGGTAAGTATTTGCGGCAAGTTGTGTTTCTGCCTGAGTCGTTAGGCGCCGACGACCGGGCTCATATCCAACAGAAATTCCAAAGTCTCCCTGCCAATATGTTGGAGAGTTTGGGTCGTCGTCCACAGCCACTGCTTTGAGGGGGGTTTTCGCCCCGGTATTTTCACCCGTTGCAATGACATAATTCACGGACTTGCTATCGCTGATTTTCCTATCAGCGGACAGTAACAAACCGCCTTGACCGTCAAGAAACTTCCAGACAACGGGCTGTGCGTTTGGGTCGGGTACTGGGCGCAAAACAAAGCGTCCGTCGACATCGATATAAAGAGTCGCCCCAACCGCATCTGCAAGTGCGGTGATGTCGGTCCAAGGGGAGTTGGAGCCCGACGAGGACACGGTTCGAGACCCCATGATGACCGGTGATGCGAGGGGTGCATCTGTTACGCCCTGGAAGTCAAAGACGGGTTCGCCAAGAACTTTTGACGGGCGTGAGGGCCAACGATTGCGAATCAATATTTTGATTGCCTCCAAAACGGTGCTGGCAATGTACTGTTCTTCCGTGCCGGTATCTGTTTTGTTGACTGGTGCGGAGTACTTGGTTTTCCAAACCGTAACAGGGGCAATCCAGTGGTTCATTCCAATGTTATGCGATACGTCGGTTCCTTGACAGGTGATTACTACGTTACCGTCGCTTTGTTCGGCAACTTCTACAGTATTCAACCTAAATACTCCCACTGGGACTATTTCGTAGGCTCCATTCGCCGGAGCACGCTGTGCGTCTGTCAAAGGAGGGATTGCGTCCCAAAGGTCTTGTCCAATTTCTGAAGGGTTCCACAGAACGCCACGATATGCATAGATGTGGTTCCCATAAATCTGTAGCGCTTCTTTCCAAACTGAGTTGACTCCCGTTGTGGGTACTAGCCCCAGGTCGTTAGACCCACCCACGGTGTCACTTACCGTAAAAGAAATTGTGCGTCGGGCATCTTGGCTTGTGCTGTCGATTGAAACCGAGCCCTGCGTGATTGGGACATTAAACATTTCGCCACGAACCGTCTTCACTTTTACAACGATGATGGGGCGATGGCTCTCTTGCAAAGCCTGCGACATACGAGTGCTGATTTTGTACATTTTACGAACCGTACGTAAAGCCAAAATTCGGGGGCGCAGTTTCCACGTAGGTGAGTTTAACGTCACGCCAAGGTCCTGCGGAGCCAGAATTGTGGGTCGCAGTAACGTTGTCGCTGACGAAAACGTAGCGACGCTCTTGCTCAACGGGGTCAATAAGAACCATTATTTCGCCACGGTTGAGCATTGACAAGAATGAACTCCAATTGACGGTGTCTTTCCAAACAATGTCAATTGTTGCGTCACGACCCTGTACGACACCAGCGATTGTGTATGGGCGTGAAGAACCGAGCGGATAGAAAACCCCGACGGGGTGCTTCTGCTCTTCCTGTAGCCCGTTTTGAACGAGAATCGGGAAGTGGTATAGGTCTGGTCTGCTGAAACTCGAAAGCCACCAAGAGTTTGTTTGAGCCATTGGCGCATACAGGGGCTGTGTCGGCACGCCGGGGATTGTGACGTTCGCTCGAACGTCTTTGTAGTATCCCGTTGCTTGGTAAAAAGTGGGGGCACCGGGTATGGCGAAATAGTCCGTTATGTACGCCTTGCCCGTTTCATCCAGGGTTACGTAGCCTTGGTTTGGAAGAACAGACCAGGTTTTCCCTTCGTCTTCGCTTCGGCTAACGGAAAAGTAATAGTCATTTGCCACAGCGCCACTGCCGACCCAACCTGCATTATTCCAAGTGAATACCGCAACCGGGGTTCCCGCTTGCTGGGCGTACTGCAACTGTCCGGCAATACCTGCAACAACTGAGTAAACCTGTGCGCCTTGAGAATGCGAATACTGCAACGGGGTGCTAATTGCGACCGCATTTGTCCCATCCCATGTCGGTGAAACAACAACAGTTTCTTCGCTTGTCCCGCCCCAGTCGACAAGCAACTCGGAAGATGGCGCAAGACCCGCCGTCGAAACAACGTTGATAATTTGGTCACCTGCGTTACCGGCAACAGAAAAACTAGACCAAAGCGTTGGTGCGTCTGAGCCGACCTGCAACTCTCGGGTCCCGTTGTCCCCAGCGGGGTCAAAAAGGTAAAAAGAATCAAACCCATTAGTCGGGGTTGTAGCGGGGAGCGGTAGGGCATTGTGAGCGACGCTAAGGTTGCTGTTATCCAAAGTAATCGGGAGTGCCGGGATAAGGGTGTTGATTGCGCTATACCCAGTTGGCGTGGGTGGCGTAAGAGCCTTGAAGATAACCGAGCCAAGGGCATACGTATCTGTCGCCACTGCGTTAGACCAACTGAAGGCTGGAACCGCATACGAGGCTGAGATGGTGAGGTCAGTTGCGCCACTCAAGGCATTCCCATATGACGTTAAGGTGAATACACCATCAGCCTCAACCGGATTGCTAAGAGTAATTGAGTATCCGGTGTTCACGGAAGTCACATAAGTATTCGCTGGGATGCCTGCGCCGGTAATAGCCTGACCAACATAGAACAAGCCGGAAGAGACTTGGGACAAAACCGGACTGTTCATGGTGAGGAACGCATTGAAAGTTTTCGACGTTGTGCTCTCGGGTGCGAAGGTAACTGCAATAGCAGTGCTTTCCGCTGGCGTGTATTCAGAGACTACATAAGTAAGACCGTTTGATGGTGAAGTCACTTCCGTCCCGGCGTTTAGCGCAATATTCGTACCGTTAGGAACGTAAAAAACGCCCGAATAAGCAGAGTTGCTTACGTTGCTGTTTGAGAGGGTTGCTTGGTTAGCGACAACAAAGTTCTCTGGTGCTACACCAACGATTGCGTTTGGCATCCAACCCTGATAAGCAGATGCGGTATTAGCAACTGGTGAATTAGGAACGGAATTAAGGGTAATGGATGGGTCGAATACATTGATTGAATATGCGTAACCGCCAATTCCAACCCCAGTAACCGATGAAGCAAAGGTGAACTGAGTTGGCGATACGACGAGAATCTGAATCCAGCGGTTACCGCCAACACTCAAACCAAAAGTGTCGTTGAAACCAACGGTCGAGTTACCCCGGATAACAAGGTACGCACCGTTTTGCAAACCGTGAGGCGAAGACGTGGTAACCAGGGCGGTCGTTCCGTTGCCAGAAATGGTAGATATTTCAACCGGCGATGCTGACAGGCTGTTCATGCCGTAGTCCCAGTAAATGGGGTTCTGATAAGCGTCATACCAAAGAATGTATGGCTGGAATTTGGGCGTCGAAAGACCATTGATAACGTGCGACCAGCCCATCAAACCATATGTGACCCCCGGGGTAACTGGGACGGCATCGGGGTCTGTCACAAAAGAGTCGGGTGCGCTACCGCCCTTTGTCGATATTTCTACGTACCCATTTGTTGTCGGCTGAACCTTCATAATGTTCGCACCGAACATCGCTTGCTGGGCGCTTGTGGTGATGGGGAACTTGAGAGTCATTGCACTGTACTTTGGGTAGTCAAAGTCTGGAGTGAATGGGATAACGGGGATGCTGGTTGAACCGGCTGGAATAACGTTTGCAATATTTGTGTTCCCCACAACTGGGGCAAAAGATATTTGAGTAAGAGCAGTGCTGTCTTGGATTACCGACCCTTGCGAAAGGGTGATTGCGAAAGTACCAGTTGCTGAGCAGGCAGTATTTGATGCAATTGTCGTCCCCGGGGTTACGCCGTATGCGTACACAAGGTAGCCCGCATATTCATTGGCAGTAACTGCTTGCGGGCTCGTTATCCCGCTCATTGTTATAAATGAGTTTGAAGTAAAAGTTGCACCAGTAGCACTTGTTGTCGCCGGGTTGTTTAGAGTTACCGTATTCGTCCCGATTGCGACAACGACTGTCCCGGTCGGGAAGTTCGCACTGGTGATTGCGGAACCAATAACAAGACCGCCAAACCCTGAGGCGGATGTCAGTATTGCGCTATTGGCGGTAGAGGTCGCCGTGAAAGTAATTGCGCTGAATACGGCGCTCCCAAAACTCACCGACGGCGTAGCCGGGGATGGGTTGCTGGCGACCGTGAATGTCATTGTGTGTGGGTACTTGTGCACGTACGGGACTTGCGTTACCGTACCGCCCGAACCGCTACTTCCACCACTTCCGCCACCGTTTAGCGTAATTGAACCCTTGATTTGGAAGTTTTTGAAACCTCCCTTGTTATTCCAGCCATTGTTGATGCTTACAATTTTGTAGGGCGTGGGCGTGCTGGTAGTAACGTTGATGTTAATCAAGCAACCTTTGGGAACTAAGTAGGAATTTGTTGTTTGAGCGACTGTTTTTGCGGTCTCGTTATTTGGTACATAAATCGTCAAGCCGAACTCGGTGCCATAAAGAAATACGGGCTTGAAATAAATTGAACTATCTTTACTGCGGTCCCAGTCTTTAGTAAGAGTGATGCTGAATGAGCGCTTGAAGTCGGGCGTCTGAACGCTAAGGCTGTTGCCAGCCTTGATTACCGAGGCAATTACATTTGGGCTTCCGGTTCCCGGTTGCACAGGGAGGCTACTGCAATAGCCCGGACCCTCGATATTGCGTGCGGTAAAACTTGCGGGGAAATAGGTAGCCAAAGTTGTTGGTGCCGTAGCGACAACGCCCGTGATTTCGATAACATCGGTAACGCTCGATGTAACGTTCTGGCTAAGGGAAAGAGTCGTACCGCCAACTTTTTTCGTTTGGGTCTGCTGGGTCGTGTTCGTTCCATAAAGAGTAAATGTCGCCCCCTTTGTGCCGACAGGCAGTGCGTTATTCGGGTCGTAAACAGTGAACTGATTTGGATTGGAAGATGAGGTTGGCTTAGTAACCTTGAGGGTCGCCCCCGCCGTTGTGGGCGTGGATGAGGCTACAACTGCCGTCGAAGTCGTAGGAAGTTTTTTGGATGATGCGGAAGGCTTGTATACAGATGTCGTTCCGGTTTGGACTTCTAAGAAATATAGAGAGCCCTCTGTCCCCGCATAAATGTCATCTTGCAAACCAATGACGACAGATGTATTCGCCGTGTGGGAGGTGACGGTTGAGTTGCGATAACCACGTTGCAAAACCTGAAATACGTTTGCTGTTTTCGAAGTCCCTGCGGAAATGTGATTGACTAAAATATTTTCAGAATCAATGGTGACCCAGAAAGACGACCCGACCGCAGGAAAACCTTCGGCAAGAGTTTTTGTGCCCATGGAGCCCGAAACGGAGAACTGGGAACCCGATGATGCGCTCACGGGCAATGGTGAAACCAAATACCCGATTGAGCCGATGGGCAAACTTGTAATGGTCTGCTTTGTGGAAATGTTGGCGCCTAAGACGGTTCCAGAGGTCCCGTCAATAAGTTGGGTGTTGGAAGTATCGTTTTGCGTTGGGCTCCAACCACCAATGGAGTTAGAAAACTCGGCGTTGTCATCTTTCAGCAAATTGTCCGAAGACTGAACAATTAGTCCGTTGACGGCGCTTGAACCGTCGGCATTGTACGACATAAGGGCGGGTTGTGGCTGAAGAACGACAACGCTAAATGGGGCACCCATCCATTCGCCAAACCAAGGTTGCTGGTTGAACGTTTTAGCAACTTTTACAAATGCCCAATACTGTTGCCCGCTAATAAAAGGCGGGGTGTTCCCATTTGCATCGGCAATCAAAACGCTAGTTTTGTTTAGGTTTGTATCATTTGACTGCGTAGACCAAATTGGGGTGCTTGTCTCTGGAGAAAAGTCCAAAGAAAGGTACGTAAATTGGTCAAAGATTTTTACTACAAACGCCCCCTGTGGCTTGCCGTCCAAGTCCGAATATGTCCACTCAATCGAACTCGATGTTTCTGGCGAAATAATAAGGGTGTCGCTCGGTGACAGCCATACGGACGTTGGGCGTGGAGCAGTTTGATAAGCAACCTGTACAGACAAAGAGTTGTACGTGATGGAGCCATTTGGCGGAACGGTTGCTTCGACGACCATTTGGATATCTTCAAAAGATTGGGGCGTCCATGGTGAACGGCTAGGGTCTAATGAGCGGATTCCGCCAGCGTAAGTAGTCCCGTTTACGCTGTTTGCATTGGGGATTTGGTCAGCAGGAAGCGTTTCTTTGGTGACAGAGTCAATGAACGAAATATTCGTCTTGTCGTTTCCGTTCGGAGAACCCTTGATGTTGTAAATACCCTGGATGCTCGATATCCGAGCCTCTCGGTACATTTGCCCGTCGTAAATACTTAATTCATGTGCATCTACGCCCATGGGTGCATATACGTAATTCCCCGACGATGTAGAAAAGTCAGGTCGGTACACAACATCCGCTGTGTTCGGCGGAGAAGGCATTTGGTAAAAACGAAGTAACGCCCCACTTGCGTGGCTGTTTTGGGTTTGCGTAGCAAGAGATATTGAGTACGGGGCTTTGCCCAGCGCATTCATTGGCATCGGTGTCGTTATCGGATAAACAACCTCAATATTGTCCCCAGTATCAAGGGTAAAAGCAAACGGAGCAAGTAAAACAGAAGAATTGTCGAATGGATAAACAGGGCTAAACGGCTCAACGTGAATGTGTGGAGTCATTTTTGATTGACCCAAAGCAACCTTGAGCGTCTGCGTAGCACCTTGCGACATAATCCCAATTTGCGTCTGGGTGCTCGTCGCAACACCAGACATGGTGACTGTGTATCCACCGGTTACAGCAGTAACGGCAGTTACGGTCGTGCCAAACGGTATACCCAAACCACTTAGCATCTGCCCAATGTCAATTCCTGCGCTCGAAGAAACGCCCGTAATTGTGTTTAGACCCTTTGTCAGAGTTCCAACAAACGAAGAGCCGTCGTAAAGGGCTAGTGTTTGACCAATAGATAGGTCTTGGTTCAATAAGACAATGCCCTGTGCGTTAGCACTACTAAAAACGCCGTTTGCGCCTGAAGATGGTTCGTAGTCGTATGCTGGGATGTATGCACCGAAGAAAACCGTCTTGGGTGTCAGCCCAACGGTTGAGTCGGTCAAGACAAACGCAGTCTGAGAACCAGAACCCTGCAATGTGGTTGAATTAACTACGGTAGCCAAGTAAACGGTTGGGTTCGCCTGCGTTGATGTAAATGAAACCGGTTGATTTAGGTTGAATGAGCCACTTGAGCCATTTTGGACAACGGGACCTACAACAAAAGTATTTGGCGGTACCCCTTCGCCCACAACAGCCTGACCCGCCTGCACCTGGAAAATACCAGAGACAGACCCCGCCCCATAACCGGCATTTACAAGGTTGGTAAAAGTAACCGTTGTTGTACCGGCGCTCGCAGAGCCCGTTAATTGAGATGCGCTGGAACTAGATGAACTAGATGAACTTGTAGTCCCAAAAGTGACAGTTCCCGTCCCGGCGGTCGACCAAGTGTAGATATTGCGACCGTTGGAAGATGATTGCGTCGGTGAGATTCCGGTAAAAACGGGAGTTGGTGAAGTAGCGGGGATTGAAAGGACAATAAGACCCGCATTGCCCCCAGAGCCATAGTTACCGCCACCACCGGCATTGTTTTGACCCGAGCCAGCGCTACCCGATACGTCGGGAGCCCATCCTGCGCCACCGCCAGCATATGTAGTTCCGGTCAAAGATGAGGTAAAACCCGCACCGCCATTACCGCCACGTGAAGTTGCTCCAGTGGCATGACCGGTCCCAGCGCCCCCAGCGCCACCAGCACCAGCACCACCGCCAGAACCAGAGTCAACGAATTGCATGGTTCCACCAAGCAAACCGCCACCAGAGTTACCGCCGGTTCCAGATACGCCCGCCTTACCGCCGTTTGCGGAGTTTCCCATGAAACTTGTTGCACCGCCATCGAGAAGGATTGCTCCGCCAGAACCGATTGTCAGAGAAATTGGTGTTCCAATTGGAATGGTGATGTTTGAATTATCGATTACTTGACCACCACCACCACCTGCGCCCGTCGCACCTGCCGAACCACCACCACCACCGACAACAGTAAAAATACCTTGGATTGTGGTTGCGCTAGAACTAGCCGAAGAGGAAGAAGAACTTGCCGAACCACCCGTAGAAAAAGAGAGGCTTGAGTTGGAAAGGGTGGTGCTTGCCGTGCCGACAAGAGCAACGCTTGCAAGCCCGCCAAAAAGAACCGTGCCCGTTTCTATCCCGCTCGTGCTATTGCCCGAAGCGGTCCCAACAGACATCCCCATTCCAGCCATGCTCATTGCCTGGGACGAGGTGTCGGTGCCCGCAGAAGCGATACCGGTGTTGCCAAGTTCTTCTGCAAAAGTTGAAACGTTGATTGTCCCACTTGTCATTACAACTGAGTTGACCCCAGTTCCAACGCCCTGAAATGCAAAAGTGGCAAGTGCTAGTTGTGTGTCGCCAGCCATTGCATCGTCACCGACAAGGCACGTCTCAATATAATCGCCATATGTGATTGCGATAGTCGTCCCGAATGGGATGTTGCAGGGAAGTGGTGAAGTCGAGATGTAAGGGGTGGGAACGCCAGCGCTAATCGGAGACGTGATGTAGAACATCGGCGTATCCAGAATATTGTAAGAAGTGCCAATACTAAGAGAGGCGAAGTGGACCGGAGAGAGGTCGGGAATATCGATAGTCGTCGAACTGCTGATATTCAAAGTTGTAAATGTTGCACCGCCAGTTGACGAAGTTGAAGTAACCGAGAAGGTGGCGCCATTAATACTTACGTTGAATGGGAATACATTCGGGAGTTGCCCGGTGAGAACAATGTTTATTGAGGTGCTCCCAACGGGTGTGTCCCCAGCACTTCGACCAATTTCGGGAAGAAGTAAACCGAGACCCTGTTGGTGCACATTCGGATATCCCGACATCGGAAAACTACTTGCATCGCTAATAGCCAGAGTGCTGGAGCCAGCAACCACAGGCTCGTAAAGACTTGTGCTGATGTTTGGCGCACCATTATTTCCAGCGGGTACCCACGGGGAACTGAGGGTGAGCGTCTGCGAAGTGGTGACGCTGTTGGTAGACAATGGGTTTACAACAACTACCGAAGCGGAATTTGGACCGCCCGAATCGGCAGTCGCAACTGGAGTCGCATAAGAGTGTTCGTACTGAAAGCCCACTATGCACCACTTCTTGTTGTCAAAACGTTTGGAATGACGACCTTGTCGCCAACCGGGTGGTCATAAACGAAAGACGACCCAGTTGCCAGTTGCCATGTGATTGGGGAACTGGCACTGCTGTTTGGAGCCACAAAAGAGTACGAAAGTGGCGACTCCAGCAAAACCGCTTCTTGGTTTGAGCCAGAGCCGACGATAACTACTCCGTACGCATCGGAATAGAAGATTCCGCTAATTGCATACGCCCCAGAATACGGGGTGTCCAGAATAATGTTCTGAACATCACCGTCATTATTGTATTGAATGGCATTTACATTGCCCAATTCACTCAAGGAAGACTGATTATTCAGGAAACCTGCAATTGGTGATTCCTGGGTAATCCCGATGGCGCCAATCGCAACAGAAGATAGCGGGGTACCCGAGGACGGGTTGAGTGCGGGTTGGGTTACTTGAAGAAGATTCGATGCCACCAGATTTATTCCTGCAACAAAATTACCACTAGCAACAGAAATCGAAGACACGGAGCCTCCGGTCAGCGTCCAAGTCTGACCGCTTGTATTGGTGAAAACAGAGACAGTAGCGCCATATGGTACCGATGAGCCATAGAAAGGTGCGCCAACGGTGGGTAGTGAGCCCACCGTGTTGCCAAGGTTGTTTTTGCCGGTAGCGGTGATGGTGAACACACCACTGGAAAGTGCGCCCGTTCCAGACCATGGTACATAACTCGATGCGTTATTGAGCAAATAGCCTTGTACTTGGAAAGATGCGTTACTTACAGAGCCGGAAAGCGTAAGGGGCATACTTAGCGTTACCGTGTATGTACCTGCACTGTTAGTGACGTTGGTGATTGTTGTTCCGGACATAACGCCGTTACCCCAGACCCCAAGACCGGGGACGAGGCTTGCGACATTGCTAGAGAGCGTGATTTGGTTTGGTGAAGAAATGTTGAAACTTCCAATAAAGGACGATTCGATTTCTGTTGTAATAAAAGTGTCTGCAGGTAGCCACGAAACAGTGATTGTGGAAACTGCGCTCTGAGTCGCATTTGACAGAACGGTAGTTGATGCGTCGATGCTTGCCGGTGCTCCGCCAACAATCATTTGGAAGGTAGCAATTCCCGAAGATTCGTTAATTGAAAGGTTGTACACCTGTGCGCTTGCGGGAATACCGTTGCCGTAAACGTACATTCCATTGCTGACTTTTTCGGCATCTACATAATTTTGGAAAGACACAGTTGCGCTTCCAGAAGTTGTCGATGCCTGGAAAGAAGTCGGGCTAGAGACCGATGTGCCCACGCTAAGGACTCCAAGAGTCGGCGTGGCTAGACCGTTCGGAACAGAAATTACCGCCGGGGAGCCCTTTAGGTCAGACCAAAGGGTGGTGGAAAATACCGGGGCAAGGACTCCTGGGAAAGATGGGAAGAGGGGTACAAAACCAGAACCTGGGGTGGTGTTTTGGGATGAGTTTGGCGCAATAGTAAGTTGCGTGTCTTTTGCGTTCACAGATGACTGCAAAACCGCTCCAGTTAGTGAGCCCAGGGCGTCAATTGCAACGGCTTCATAGTCACCGGCGGATGTGGTTCCAAAATAGCGAACGCCATCATTCGGGTATGACCCAACCATAGTTCCCGAGGCGTGGTCAAATGCTGTTGCGTTATCAACTGCGACCAGACCCCAGCCAGAAGACTTTTGATTTGGCACGGTGGACAAAGAAGCAGAGATAAACGAGTTGTTTGTAATCCCGCCTTCCCAGGCGTAAATGTAATTTGCGTTGTCGCCGTTGGGGTAAGAAATGTAGAACTGGGAAGTTGCTGATTGGCTTGCTGGTTGGCTGAGCGTAACTGCAAGGTTCCCCGAGGTGTAAATTCCAGTTACTACAGAGCCCGATGGGAATATTGAATTTGTTGGGTCATTCACAACCATCCCCGGCACGATTCCTGCAACGCTGTCCGTAACTGAGATGCTGTTGCTCCCCTGCGTTGTTACGCCCGTAAAGTGAGAAACGTACTGATTCGAAGGGACGATTGCCCCGCCCGATGGTAATGGGTAACCAACAACCATTTGTGTGTCATTCAGGATTGCGACAATTTGGTAAATCTCGTTCCTGAAAGAAATAAGTTGATTGGCTACGAAGTTTGCGGTGCTGTCAACGGTAAAGACAAGACCAACGCTTGAAGACGAAGAACTAATAGCGAATGCAGGAATAGTCAACGAGTTGACGCCAGAAGCAACATTGCCAAGAAGTGGTTGGTTTAGAACCAGGGTGTAGCCCTCCTGCGTCATCAGGCTTGTCAGGTTGTTTACCTGGATGTATTCAGCCGTCGTTGCCGAAACACCGGTGATAATAAGGTTTGGCTTGATTGCGGTGATTGTCGTTCCGCTTGCCACAAGACCAGCAATTGGGGTTAGTGGGTAACCTCCGCTTGGCATTGCATATGCAAGAAGCGCATTTGCGGTCGATGCATTCACGACAATATTTGTGCTCCCCTTGACCAGACCGTAGTAGGTGCCAGATGGAGTCTTCTGCGACACAAGTTGAATTGGCGTGCTGTAAGAAACCGCAGTGGAAGAAGGAGGTGTGGACATACTCGCAAATGTTGCGAGGCGAGTCTGCGGAGGAACAGCAAGATATGTGACATTTGAGTTGCTTGATACAGCGGAGCGTGACAGCGCAATGAAGTCAGTCCCAACTTCCGTAATAACCGAGTTGGTCGTTAGCCCATTACCAGTAACAATCATGCCTTCATACAAGAAGGAAGTGTCCGATATCCCCGATATTACATTGCTAGTCGACGTAGTGGTCCCAGAAAAGGTCGCATTTGCAGAGCCACCGTAGTTAGCAATTTGGAGAGGGAAGTAGATTGGCGAAGAACCAAATGTATAAACAACTTTACGTGAGATTGGCGTACTTGACGGACAGTTTGTCGTCGAACTGGTTTGGATTAGAGGAAGACCCCACAAAGAACACGATGACTGCGAAGCAAGCGCATTGGTATTGACGGTGATGGTGTTCGTCGCATTGTTGATGTTGACGATGTATGTTGGTGATGCAAAGGGGAGCGCACCGAGACCGGTCACTCCGCCGATTGCCTGACCAATGAATAGCCCGCTTACGGAACTGACGCTGGTAATGAACGGGCTTCCGCTTGTTACCGTTCCCGTGAACCCAATTTGTTGCGACACCGAAAGAGCAACGGTTTCTGCCGGGATTCCAATACCGATAAGTTCACATCCCTCGTAAAATCCGGAAACGCTAGTTACATTGATTACGGTGTTGTTAATGGGCGAAGTTGCACCAGTAGTTAGCACCGAAGAACTTGGGGTGTAGAAAGGGGCGGTACTCAAGCCAACGCTGGTTGCGCCAACGCTTGTTACCACCGTGTTGTCTGCCAAGCCTTCGCCAGAAACCGGCTGTCCGACGGTGATGCTAGAGACCAATGACATTGCATCGGCAGGTGACAAAGAAGTCAGTTGCCCATTGCCATTTGAGTCCACTCCGGCGGTGCCTGTGAACGTCTGCGACAAGTTGCCGTGATAGGGCGGGTTGACAAATTGTGCTTTGTAGAAGTTTCCGCCTGCGGTTGGACCAACGTAAACCGGGTTCATCCCATCAATTGTTGCCGAGTGGACGAGGTAAGTTGGCTGGGCACTAGAGCCAGTGAACGTGAATCCCGAACTTCCCGTTGTGGTAAAAACGGAAGGGCTAACAACGCTGTTGATTACGCCAAGTGTTGAGCCATTTTCTGCAATAACGCTTTGACCGACCGTGAAACCGCTAGTCGGTGCCATCAAGGTTACTGTCGTAACCCCAGTAGCGGAATTGTATGTAATTCCCGTTGCATCGCCCATAATAAAGTCGGGCAGAAGTTCTTGAAGGGCGCTCATCGGTGCATCTGCATGAGTGGCGAGTAAAACCGACGCAAAGTCATTTAGACCGACATTTTGAGGCGTCGGGACAATGCTGTAAAGGCTTGTTGTCGTTGACCCACCCGATGCAGTCGTCGTTGCGCTACCCCCGGCTCCAGAGCCAACGACACCACTGGTATACGTGTAAGTGAACGATGTCGGGCTAATAATCGAGGTGATTTTGTTTGTGCCGTTGTATCCGCTCGTTCCAGAAACCGTACCGCCATAAACCGTGCCGGTTCCAGAATTGTTGAAGGCAAACTGGGTTCCCCCACCATAGACAGCAATAACGCTTGCATTATTTGTTGTGAAAGAACCAGCGCTTCCGGTCGCAACAAGACTGTTTGTAGACCCGTAGGAAGTGCCGAGTACGTTACTTGGGTAGTAAAAACTACTTTGGCTGGTGACAACTCCGCCGGTTGCAGATGACCCGCTTGACACGGCGATTGTGAACGTAGAGGTTCCTGGCGTTGCCGTAGCAACGGTAAATGAGTTGTTGTAACCCGACCCGCTTGAGCCGGTAATCAGAATCGATTCACCGCCCGCAAAGTAATGCGTTCCTGAAATTGTTACGGTAGACACACCGCTCGACGGCGCAGAAATAGAAGTGATGTTGTAAGTGGGAACTGTGATTGAGGCGTTAGATACGTTAAACCCAACCGGCGTGGTCCACGTCCCGCCGGAAATCGAGCCAGCAACGGAAATGTTTGTTGTATACGTAAAGGTGGATGCTCCGGTAACCGTGATGGGGACATTTGTAGCCCCAAAGTTTCCCGGGGCGGACCAGGTTCCAAAGTTCCCATTTGTAATGATTGTTCCAACAGAAGTTGAGGTGGTCAGCGGATATGTAAAAGTGGTTGGGCTGGTCACCGTTACTGCTACGGGCGTTGTTTGGTTGAAACCCGTCGGCTGAGCCCAAGTTACTCCCGACTGGACATTCGTAACGGAACCCCCACCGCCCTCAACCCACGTTCCGCCAAAAACGGTTCCGTAGGCTTGTGTTGCTGTGGTGAAAGTGGTTGAACCGTCAGTGTTGGTTGAGCCGTTGGCGGTGTAAGAGACGTTACCGCCAAATCCAGAGGGTTGCGACCATGTCCCGAGTTGGTAAAACTTTGCCCCCGTTCCAGAAACCCCAGTCGGGGCACTGAATGTAAAGGTGTTTCCACTGGCGGAAGTAAGTGCCATCCCATTGAGACTGCTAAAAACGGATGGCTGGGTCCATGTACCATTCGTAGCGGATGCGCTAATCGAAGTAGGAATTGTGTATTGGAAAGAATTTGTTCCTTCAATGGCGTATGTAACCGTAAACGTTCCATTGAAGGGGTTAGACGGACCGAGAAGACCGGAGCCGTCAATAAAACTAATGTCATACTCAACCTGCTGAGTGGGGACGCTTACGGTGGGGACCTGTCCTGAAGGTATCGTCTGAACACCGTTTGGGTTATTGGTCGTAAATGTAAATGAGTCAATTACTGAGGCTACGGTCAGCGAGGGGGAGTTGAAGCCAGAAGTACCGTTGTACCCAATAATGCTTTCATTACCAGCGGGGTTCGAGTCACTGGGACCCCCGGCATAATTGAATGTAAAACTTGATTGTGAAGGAACTGAAGTAACGGTTACTTGACCAAGACTCCCATTTACTGGGTTGATTGTGTAGGACCCGGCGATGGTAATTACCGAGCCCACAGCCAAGCCATGATAACCAGCGCAGTGTGCTGTGCACGAAGAAACGCCATCACCAGCAATTGAAGAAATGTAAAGTGGACCCTGCACGCCAGCACCAACGGTTTGGTTCCAAACTTGAAGACCACTAACGCTAACGGTTTGACCAGAACTTAAACCATGTGGCGTGGGGTACGAGTCAAAAGTAATTGAACTTGTGCTATTTGCGTATGCTGGCGTCCGGTATGGGGGGTTCGACGACGGCGGTGTTCCCCCGCTAAGAGGACTAGCCAGAACGGTTACTGTGCCAGTGTTATTTCCCTGGTTTGTTCCAGCGAAATACAGTGAAGTACTGGTCATTACGTAGCACTGAAAGTCCGTCACATTGTAAGCGGCGACATTTGCCCCCTGGATGGTTACATACTGGGCGCTACCAGCACCCCAGGTCGAAGGAAGCGCCTGGTTGGTATTGACCGTCACTCGGTTTGGCGTAATAGTCCAGCCACTTGTTCCCGTGTAGGCGTGGTGGGCAGTTACGCCAGTAACTGTTGCGTAGATGGTCAGACCATTACTCGAAACACTCGTCACCGTTGCGGTTTTACCACCATACGTGGTGACCGAAGAAGAAATTACAAACGTTTCCCCCGGGTTCGGCGCTGGTGAAAATCCAACCGTTACAACAACGGTTATGTTGTTATAGGTTGATGAAGTAGTTCCGTTGGTGATTGAACTAACAACGTGAGCATTGCCCGAGAAGTTCACTTGACCGGTAATACCAAGTGCAGATGTTGGATTTTGCGTAGCAAGATTTACCAATGTCCCTGAGG